TGTGTGAACATGCCCACAGAGTAACCACATGCCACTCTGTCACGGTCTGCCCCCGGCCCGGTGACTCTGTGAACTCTCTGTCAATTCCCCCGATGGCCGACCATAGGATTATGAATCCAATGCCTACAGCATGTGAAATCCGTGTGTAGTGGCATGATCCTTGTTTACTCTCCCGCCTGTCAGCCTGTCATGTGTGAAATCCCCTTCATTTTCCATCGTCCAAACGCCGCCGTGCAGGGGGTACGTTTGGTGTTGGGGAAAGGCCAAAAATCGTGTGCGGGGGTACCGTTGGGGTGTGGACTATCCGCCACAAAACCTACTCAAATTTGCCAATGAAACCGTATAAACTTTCCGGTGTATAAATGCCCACAGACGAATACTCTTGTCTGTAAAGTATAAACTCACAGATCCCACAGAGTAACCATCCATGCCCTCTTACGACGAATCCGTTTACAAGGCCGCTTGCCAACTCTATGTCAACACCGATATGACCCTGACGGACATTTCGGATATGGACGGGATGCCCTCCTACCCGATGCTGTCCCGTGCCAAAAGGTCAGGCCGGAACAATGACGGCGTAGATTGGGCCGAGACACGCGAATCGCTCGCAAAGGCCGAGCGTGCCGTAACCAAGAAAGCCCGACTCGACAAATCGAAGGCTGACTTGGACGATCTCGTGTCGAATGCGAAACAGCATATCGGGGAGGCCATCATCGAACTTCGCAACCAATTGGAAGCGGAAGGGGCGTCGAATCCCTCCTACAAGCAACTGATTGACCTCTATGACAAACTCATGGAGTACGAGGGGCGGGACCACTTGCAGATCGTGTTCGAGATCATGTACGACATTGTGGAGGACGTTGGCGAAGTGCTGTCTTACCACATCCACGACCCGAACAAAATCCGCATCATCATGGCGGACTTGCAGGAACGAATGACCGAATACGAGAAGCGACTTGACCCGATTCTTGGGGACGACTGACGGTTAGTTGGGATAGAACACAGACTAACAATAACGGAAATACAATATAGACAGAGTGGTTCTTCAATGAGTATAGACCTTCAAACGAAACTTGCCGACGCAATGAGCGGGTCGCGTTTCGACGTGTTTTCCCCGCATGACCCCGAGTACGGGTATGACCCCGACGAATGGACAGACTCGCAGGAGAAGGCGTGGGAGTATTGGTGGGAACAGACTGCAAAGCATCACAACCATGTGGAGGAACATGGCTACCAAGACGCTCCCGATGGTTCTCCGCTTCCTCCCGTTCGTGTCGCCATGATCGGCGGTAAGGGTTCGGGAAAGACGTACGCCGGGGCGATGTTTGCCGCAGAAATGGCGCAGAGGTATCCCGGCTCACTTGGCATGTTCGCTTCGGGGACATTCCCGCAGGTCAACAAGAACATTTCGCCTCACTTCCGAGAGGTCATGAACCGACTCGGGGTAAAGTACAGCTACCACTCCCAACGGACCATCCAAGGCCGGGTGTACGATAAGGTCTTCGTGGTTCATCTGTCACGAAATGTGAAGTCATTTGTGTGTCTCACCTCATTCGAGAATATGGATACGATTGAGGGTTCCGAGTGGGATTGGCAAGTCTACACAGAGATTCAAGCCGCCGACAGAGAGGACTTCGAAGTGGCGATTGCGCGTAACCGTGGGAAGAAAGCCAACCGTGGCGTATTCGTTGACGGACTCCCGGCCAACGCGGATCATTGGCAGTATCAGGTTTTGGAGCGCGATCTAAACTTCCGGTTCTTTGAACCCTCGCTCCGAGAGAACATCCACAACGTCGGGCAGGACTATTTGGATATGCTGATGCGCCTGTACGATAAGCAGAAGGCGCAAGCCTACATCGAAGGAAAGCGTATCAGCCTGAACTCCAACGCGGTCTTCTACGCGTTCGACTATGAGCGCCATGTTCAAGGCAAAATGTCACGGGTCCTTACCGACTATGAACCAGACCGCGAACTTATAATATCTTTTGACTTCAACTTGCGGCCTATGTCAGTTTCCGTTTGGCAACCGAAGGTGTGGGTACCGGAAGAGGGCACGGAAAGCCGGACTGTGTACGCGCAGATTGACGAGTTCGAGGTTTGGGAAGGGGGGACTCCCGCAACCGTGGAGAAGATCATTGCACGCTACGGCAACCACACGTCAGGAGGCATTGTGATCGGTGACGCAGCGGGACGCGCTCGTAACACCGTGGACCCCGGCAAAACCGATTGGAGCGTCATTAAAGAGGCGTTTCTGCCCATTCGGAAGATGAAAGTGAAGCCGGGACTCATAAAGAGGGGTACAGACGGTCAAGGCCGGGTCACATACTCCAATCCCCCGGTCAGAGACACGCTAAACCGCGCTAACGCCCTTCTCATGAACGCGAATGACGAGATCGGCGTGGTCTTCCTACCGGAGTCAGAGTTCGAAAGTGGCGGCGTTTGGCGGTCTGTAAGCCGTCTAAAGCGTACCGCAGACGGCAAGATTGACAAATCTATTGACAAAAAAGAGGGCCGTGATGTACCTCGAACCCACTTTTCCGACACGTTTCGGTACTTTGCGTACCATATTACGGGCGGTGAGGCCCGTTTCGACCGAGATAAGGTCAAAGAGATCATGAACAGCAACAAGAACATCGTAACCTCCAATAACAGCGATTACGGCGGCTCGGGCAAGCAATTTAACCGTAGTAGTGGTTCCTCGGGCCGAAGTTTCTCGGGTGGGTTGCGATCAGAACGCAAAAGTTATATATTGTAGTATCTTTAATCATAAAGCATTATTGTTATGACCGTACAAAAGCTAAGTGACTTTCTGACCCTTCCTTGCACTCCGAACAGCGTATCCGTTGGCGTCCGGTGGACGTACCTGACTAACCTTTCGCTCGCCTCTAATCTCTTCCGGCAAGGGACGCGTGAGGGGATCGAACTCGTGGGACTTGACCCCAAAGACTACGACACGCAGAAGGCCCTACAGTCATTCGTTCGCCACGGCTCGGTTGTCTCACTCGAACGCGTGTTTTCGGACTACAACGGCTATTTCACGCCGGATCTTGAAGAGACTGCACGAGAAATGGCCTACGAGTTTGTAGACGACTACACCGAAATGCAGATTGCAGAGGCTTACTTGCAGCACGCCGATGAACTGACCGAAGCATATTTCTCGGACTACACGCACCCCGCCGCCGTTGGCGGTGATCTCGCTCTTGTGCAACGCTTGGTTGAAAAGCAGTTGGAGCGCGAACCGCTTACTAACCAACAGCGACTAATGAATTAAACCCACAGACCCTCCATGAGCCACACAGTTGACCCACATGCTACGCAATCTACTTATCCGTCCCACCTACCGGGAAACCCCTCCAATCGGCTTGACGGACCTCTCTCGGATGCCGAAGAAGAAGCCCTCGAAGACGGCCACTTCGTCATGCAGTTGTTCGAGTTCGAAGCAACGCGATTCTTCGAGTCCAAGACCATCTAACACGTAGCAACCAAGGCAAATAACAAGACCCCCTCCGGTATGGTGGCCGAGAGGGGGTTTTTTTGTATGCAGCGGGTAGTATTGCAGGGGTCAACCGTCGAACGCGTCATTCCCCGCGTCTTTAAGGTCCTGATCCGCGAGGTGGACGTACTGCATGGTTGTCGATAGGTCGGCGTGACGCGCCATTCGCTGTATCTTGTACGGGTTCACGTCCTGTTTGGCAAGGTGCGTGCAGAACCCGTGTCGGAGACCGTGGAACGTCAGGTGCCCCGGCACATCGGCCTTCTCGACGTAGTGCTTGAACTTATTCGACAGGTTGTTGCCGAACTCTTCGTGGTTGCGCTCGAACGGATCTCCACTTGGGGACGTGAAGACAAACGCCTCGGGACTCTGCCCTTCTTCCTTCAACTCTTCGACCACTTCACGAGCGGGATGCAACAGCGGGATTTTGTCTTGCTCGTTGTTCTTCTGTTCGAAGATGTAGATGTAGTTCTCTTCAAGGTCTAAATGCTTCCACCGAAGGCGGCTAATTTCTCCCCGCCGCAGACCGGAGAAGAAGGCGAACCGGAAGATCGGGATTCGCCACACGATCTGACCCTCTTTGTTCATCCCACCACGACGCGCTTTCTTTGCGTGGTAGTCAGAACGCACCGAGGCGCAAATGCGGTCGAGTTGAGCCTTTGTGACGGCCTTCGGGACTCTCTTCTTTGGTTCTCTAACGTCGAAGGCTTCGCACGGGTTGGCCGACAGTAGATCCTCGTCAATGAGGAAGTTGAAGAACGCCCGTACGTGCCGGAAGCGTTTGTGGTGAGTTGCTTGGCTAAGGTCTTCCTGTTTGCAGTAGCTTTCGACCTCCCTCGAATCGACGTTGACGATTGGTTTGTCGCCCGTGTGTTCGATTAGACGACGGACGCAACCACGGTAGGTTTTGAGGGTCGAGGCGGCGCGATCATGCCGCTCAAGATGATCGAAGAAGAACTCTGCCGCGTCGGTTAGCGCGACGTTCTTTCTCCGTTTATCGGCAAACGGGCGTATCTCTCCCGCTTCCCACTTGCGCTCAAGGTTGTCCCGCTTGAGTTCTGCAAGGTCTTCGTCCTCTGTACCGAGTGCTCGTTCGGTTCTGTCCTTGGTTTCCTCGTCGTAAAATACGACGTACCAACGGCTGTTCTTTTGGCGTTTGTAGACACCCATGACACTCTCTTGAGTATGGCTGTAGGGGATTAAGGATTCAGTACCCCCCAACATAGGAGTGCCATGTGGAAACAGTCAAGGGCCAACCCCGCATTTTTCACAGGATCGGCCCTCAACGGCTCTAATCGTACAAAAAGTATTGGGACCCTAACGGATTTGGAGTCCGCTGCTCTCCCAATTGAGCTACGTCCGCGAATGCGGTGATTCTCCTGTTAGACGCCTCTGAATGCCGTTTTCCGGCGGGTTGGGGTGTTCGAGTCTCCCCGTGTTCCCGGCCTTGAATGCCTTGTTTCGTGTGGAGTATGTGGAACTGTGTGGGCATTGTGCGGAGTTTTCCACACAGAATTGCTCCACACGGCAGGGCAACCAAGGGGTAGTATTGTGGGGTTGAGACTCGGCATAGCGGAGCGGGTTCATGGGCGTTGGCTTTCAGCAGACAGTCCCAACCAAGAGGCCCATGTTCCGTTCCGTGAACAGTCAGTCAATCAGCACCTCTCGGCTGATCCGTTCCTCTACCACCCGAACGTCGTGTCCGTGGTGTTCTTCGATGCTGTTCTTCAACTCTATCGCTTTGTCTACACTACCATACCCGCCGAGCAACCACTTCTCCCACTTTCCCTCGGGGTCTATCCGAAACTCGACTACGTACTCTGTGCGCGTCTCGAACTCTCTTGTGTATTCGGCCATTTTGTCAGTAGGGTTTAGTTGAGGTGTCGTTTACGAATGATACGGCGAGAACGGCTTCTTCGAGGATCACTAAAAGGTACTCTAACGCCTCGGTGATCCGTCATGTAGGCGATATTAACCTCTTCATCTTCTACGTACCAATCTACATACACCGCACCGTCTTCGAACTCAATATATTCTCCAATTCCTTCTTGTTCCATGACGTTGTTTGTTGGTTAGTTGACAGGTGTGAACTCTTTCGGATCTCGGCCATCGGAGAACCACACGAAGATCGGCATATCGCTTTTATGCGCCGTTTCGATCATGTGCTTTGTTCCACGACTCTTTCCGTCCCATACGGCAACGAGGGCGTCGGCCCATTCAGCCATTTCCGCGTTGCGAATGTATCCTGCGCTTTTCCCATGTTCGCCCCAATCTGCCGGGTACACGAGGTACGGAATTGGTTGTGATTCGGCCCACTTTTCGCCCATCCGGTCCACGCCCCGTGCCCCACCGGACACAAGGACGCTAACCGAAAAGCCGCTTTCTTCAATTGCTCGGTCCACCATATCCTGACTCGTGATGGACCGTGATCCTGCTACAATGACTTTCATCGGTGGGCAACCAAGGGGTTAGTTATCGTTCATTTCGAGTCCGCTTTCCTCCAACTCTTCGTCACCGACTTGGTAGAGGGCCTGATACATGAGATCCACGCCACGGAAGAACTGCCCATCCTCGGTAGCCTTGACGAGCATCATCATCATTTCATTGGCGAGGCCGCTCTTGGCCCGGTCGTCAAGACCCTCGTAAAGCCGAGCGAGAGTCACATTTTCGTCGTCTTCGTTGAACTGAATATCCATCTGTGTAAGGGGTTTTGAGTAAGAAGAATGCGAAACCGTTGTGGTTAGTTTGGCGACGGCCATTCCCCGTCACTCCGAACTGAACCGTCGTCCCAACGCGAGGCCGATCCACTCACGTTTCGGTCGCGGCTAATCTTGGCCGACTCAAGTTCGTCGTCTGTGCATTGGCCGATGAACCGCTTCTCCGAACGCAGAGAACGAGGGGCGAGGGCACGCCGCTGTCCTTCGTGCATGGTCGTTCGGCGCAGACCGTTGGGGCGAGATCGGGACTTGCTCTTACCGCTTGGCATATCGTTGTGTGGGCTAATCATTTCGTTTTTGCGTGATGCTAATATAACCCACCGAGGCCCGTATTGCAACCAAGGCGTGCAACTTCGCTTCTGACGCCGCTCGCTTCGCTACAGGCAAGCCCTTTACCCAACGGTATGCTGTTAATGGAATACCCAATAGATGTACTTGGTATGGTTGTATAGCCATAGACAGCATATGGCCTTTAAGGACCATCATACCCACCCCATCCCATCTATCCCCTCTGTAGTCTCCCCTTTCTTCCCTTCCCCTACCCTTTCTTCCACGGCCCTCTGACAGCACCGATTTTGGCAAGTTGCACGGGTGAGTTGTATTGACCGGAGGAATTTCGTATCATGGGACTGCACCGATAAAAATAACTCAATCCCGTTTTCGCTATGGCAGAAATGCACATGAGTTGCTCCGAGAATCTTAGCACCGGAGATCAGCGGTCGTTCGTCCGTCACTTCCTGACTCGTGCGACTCCCGGCATTCGGTTCGCCTTCATGCAGGGTGGCCGACTCCGTGAAGGGGTGAAGATCACTCGGACCCGAAGCAAGCTGATTGTCTCTATCTAATCATAACAGAAAAGTGTTCTTACTATGAGCAACTTGAACGACTCCCCGGTACCCGAACTCGAAGAGATTGAAGAGGCCATTGAGGAAATGCCTGACGAGAAGGTAGAGAAGATCCGTGAAGCGTTGGCCGAGTTCTCGGGCCGGAATCTATACACGTTCATGGAAATGGATCAGCGGCTCGGGTTTGGCGGGGATGGCGACATTGCGTTCGCTTTCTCGACGTTCCTCTACTTTCTCAACGGCCTTGACGAACTCGAAGAGACACTTGAAGAGATCCGCGCCCTTCACTCATAACCTAAACAAAAATACAATGCGAAATTACGCGTTAGCACTCCTGTTTCTCTTGCTGCCGCTTTCGGCAAATGCACAGTCCGAGTTCTACGGGACGTGGAAGACGTACCTTGACTCGACGGAGGCCGAAGTTGAGCGGACGGTTTACCTCGAAATTGAGCCTCGCAGCCTCGGCGTGTACGCCATCATCACGGAAAACGGCGAGTGCATGGGCTTCTTAAACCGCGTACGGCTTGAAGACGGCGTTGTGAACTTCCCCGGTGGAACAAAGTGGACACTTAGGGCCATTGAGCCGGGAAAAATAGAGGTGACGTTCCCCGGCGATAAAACGCCCGTGATCTACGAGCAAACAATTACGAACATTGAGCGGCGATGCTCACGCCGCATGGAGAAAACGTAGAGGTTGGAACCTTTGCCGCTTGGTCGTTACCATGTTGAGCACTTGGGGCGTCCGTTCCTGATTCTTGAGTATGACTGTAGGGGGTTGCGGCTACGGGCCTAACAGCACCGTGGTCGTAAGATTCAGGGCACGGGCGTCCCTTTTTTTTTGTTGTCCCCGTGGTTCTTTAGTCCTTCGTCGGGTATAGTCTCATCCCGGCCTTCTCAAATCCTTTCTCGGTCGCTCGCATAGCTTCCGCTTCCGTCAGGTACAGAAACTCGCGCTCGGAGTTGACAAATCGGGCCTTCTGTGCCGGGGAATACCGCTGTCCGGCACGCACTCGGTCGCTGAACACGATCTTGGCCGTCACTCGTGCAGACCCGTTCTCTCGGTCCCACTTCCCCTTCATGTTGCGAAGCATATCTCCGGTCAACTCGAACTGAACCGGGCCGTACTGCAACCCGGTGCCACGGAAGATGGATCGGTATTGGGCGTACCCCTTATCCAACTTTACGTACCGCATTTTGGAGCGGCCTTCAATGCCTTGCCCCTTCATCCACTTGCGAAAGTTCGTGTACCCGCCACGCGGCTCCCGAATGTCGAAGAAGTGTGGCCTTGTAGAGTAGCGGTTCGGGAGACGGGAGTTCTGTTCGTTGTAGACTCCACGCTTGGTGCGCTCCCGAATGATCTTCTCTATCTCCCGTGCGATCTTTGCCGCCGCACTACGAACGGTGTTCAGGTTCGGCGCAAGTTCCTCCGGTTCGAAGTTGAGGTCGATATTTACGCCGTCCCCGGTGATCTTGTTAGCCATTGCTTAGAGGCTCTAATTAGGCTTAAGAATCGTTATCGTTAGAAGGGGTACTATCCCCCGTCTCTTCTCCGTTCGCCTCGTCTCGGTCAATCTCGGCGTCCTGCGGGTCTTCTGCGCCCTCCTGCAAGGCGGCTTCCTGCGCTTCGGCCTGTCTCTCCATATCGTCAAGGTAATCCTGCATGGACTCGTACCGCTTGCCATTCGCCACGATAGCTTCGTTCTCGTCCGGCGTGTCAAGGGCAAACTCGTCCCGAACCTGACGCTCGGAGATCGGAACGCCCATATCCTCTTGAATCTTGTTGTAGGCCGATGCCTTGTTTTGCAGTTCCGTGGGGTTGGCTACCACCACGTTGAAGTTCGGCGTGAGGTGCGGCAGAAACTTGCCGCCGTAGGACAGCGAAAGCGTGGACTCGGCAATGTGCTCGTAACCGTCCTCCACCATCTTTGCCACGTCCTGCAAAATGTCGTGCCGGACGTTGTTCTGAATTTGAGCCTTGGCGAAAGACCCGTTGCGCCCTCCGTCTGTGGTTTGGATCTGACCGAGCACAGCGACGGCGTAAGCGTCGTTCGCGTAGCGGATAAGGTCGGAGTACGTCTGCACGCTCCCGCTCCTGTTAGCCTCCATGAGTTCGAAGGCCACGTCTTCGGGGATAATGCCCCAACCGTTCTTCCCGAGCGATTCGAGCATCTGCCCGAGGAAGTCCCGCATATCGTCGTCAATGTCGTAAGAGTCCGTCCGTGCAATGCGGAACGGCTCTCCGTAGAGTTCCCCGTATTCGGCCCACCATTGCTGCGCGAACCGCTTCACCATGAGCCAACTAAGGCAGCGCCGTGCAACCCCCGCGTCGGCCCACTTCCCCCGCTGTGGTTCATCTTCCATCATGAACACTTTATCGTTCCTGAACTCTTCGAATAGCTTAATCTTCCCGTCCGCCATTCGGATGCCCATTTTGCCCCAACGGTCTTTATCGTCGGACGTATCGTAGGCCATTCGAGCGGTAGGGACCGGAGCGAGTTTCGTTGGAACCGGACGCCTTCCGAGTCCTGCCACGTCCTTGCGAACGTAATCAATCTCGTACCCTCCCATGCCGAAAATGTAAGGCCGAACAAGAACCTTCGACACCTTCCGAAAGGTCAGTTCGGACAGTAGAGTTCGGGTGCGCTCGGCGTACTCACGAGCAATTTCTTTCTCTTGCGCGGTGTTGTAATTCCGGCTTGCAGTTATTCGCAAACGGCGACGGCTAATGGCACGCTTTAGCGAAGAAACCACGCCGCCGAAGCGGTCGTCGGTCTCCATGCGCTCGTAGACCCGGTACAGACGGCCAATCTCGCCCATTCGGGCTGAACGGAGAACGGAGGCCATGTTGTCCGGCGTGAAATCGTCGTTCATCAAATTGAACGCTTGCCATTGGCCCCCGTGCGGGATGTGCGTTTTGGTAATTGACTTTTTGCGGGGCATGTGGGGTCAATCTAAGGATGAAACAAAAATGGGGTATAAGTGTTGAACCATATAGACAGAAAAATGTTTCTCTTTTTCTATACCGATGCCTACACTCAACTACGCAAAGGCCGAAGACATTCAGCGGGTTCTGACTAAGAACCAACTCACACGCCTGTTGCCGGGAGAGTACAATACCGAGACGATAGACTTCTCCAACGTCCCGTCAGATCCTTTTAGTGATCCGGTATGGAGTTACGTTGCACTTGCCATTCTTGCTGCACAGGGAGAGGTCAACAGCCTTCTTAATCGCCGTTACAAGATTCCGATTATTCGTGACGACGGCGAGGTGCCCGAAATTCTAAGGGTGCATGTACTTACGATTGCGAAGTTTCGTATCTATCAGCGTGCCCCGAGTCAAGTACCGGAGTACGTGATGAAGGAATACAACGAAGCTAAGTCTTCCCTTCGGCGCATTGCTCGTGGAGATATGTCTATTCACGGAGTAGACGACGTTGAGCGGCGCGTCATTAGCTTTGGCAAGAGGGAAAGCGGCGACTTCAATTCTACGGACTACCCACTTTAAGCCTTAAAGCCTACCTCATATGTGGTTGGAAGACGATCCGAAAACATTATACCCCAACACGGTCGCTTCGGCCATGATGGATCTCGTTCGGGACAACCCCGAGGGATTCGCCGTGGACTTTTTTGAGCAGGACGTGATTGTGGACGGGAATCAGATTCTCGCGTCCGAGCGGGTACAGGAGCGGCCCATTGCACTCTTTCACGTCGAAAGCATCGACGCGCAAAACGTAAACCCCGAGTTTCAGAAGGACCGCATTCGGGTTCGAGTACGGCTTGCCAACCACAACCCACGGCATATGGAGCAGCAGCAGCAAGAGGCCATTGTGCTTGCCCAAAGGGTACGCTCCCGGCTACAAGGTCGAGAGATCAATCCGCCGAACTGTTCACCGGGCGTGGTGGACGTAACGACTGCCGTTCAGGAGGACTTGAATGAACCCCAACTTGCGGTCTACTTCTTTTTCGCAGAAGTCATTGTAACACATAACACAACTTAAAGATGAACAACCACCCTCTTATTTACACGACTCTACAGGGCAGTATGTGGGTTGTGTCGAATGCGAAGATGGACGACATTCGGCACTTCGTCAATAGTATGCCCCTCTCCTACGACGGAGAAACGCAGGACCCGCTCAAGGCCCGTGGCGTGGACGTTGAGGACGGCGTTGCGGTGGTGCCCATGTACGGCACCCTAATGAAGCGTGCCGGAATCATGACGCGCTACAGCGGCGGGACTTCGACAGACCGACTCGCTTCCACCTTCCGCACCTTGCAGGGCCGAGACGACGTTGACACCGTGGTTCTCGACATTGATTCGCCGGGTGGCCGTGTGGACGGTGTTGCAGTAGCTTCGTCCGCCTTGCGGGATCTCCGTTCCGAGAAGCGCGTGATTGCCGTCTCGAATGACACGATGGCGTCCGGCGCATATTGGATCGGTTCTGCCGCTGACGAAGTGTACGTTACGCCAACGGCTTCTACGGGGTCGATTGGGGTATATGTCATGATGAAGAAGGCCGACGAAGAGGCTCAAGATAAGTTTGAGATCATTCGTGCAGGGGAGTTTAAGGCGAAGCCAAACCCTGTGGAACCATTAGACGATACCTCCGTAGAAATAGTACAGCAAAAAGTTGATAAGATATACGCCGAGTTCGTTTCGGATATTTCGGCCAACCGTGATGTGTCGTTAGAAGAGGCACAGGAGTTGGCAGACGGGCGTTCTTGGATTGGCGACGACGCTGTTGAGCGCGGTCTTGCTGACGGCGTTTCCTCGCTTGAAGAGGTTATCGCCCGTGAGACAAACAGCGATTTCACTACTACTAATCATAACGAATTTCAAACCGAAGATAACGATATGGCTGTTTCCGAAGAAGAGTTCAACACCCTTCTCGAACGGGTTGACTCCCTTGAGGACCGAGCCGAGCAAGCCGAGGCGCGTGCCGAGGAAGCCGAAGCCGCTCTTGAAGAGGCACAGGCCGATCTCGACGTTTCCCGTGCCGAAGCCCTCGTAAGCGAGTTCGAGAACAAGATTCCCGCCGAGTCCCGAGAGAGTTGGATTGAGCGTGTTCAGACGCTCGGTGTGGAGCAGTCCCGCGACATTCTCACGGATATGCCCGACGTTATGCCGGACGCCAATAGCGGCGCTCCCACGCGTGACGAGCAGATCCACGAGGACGAGCAGGGCGTTCCCCGCACGGACAACGGTGATGTGGTTGCCGAAAGCGACACACAGGCCGAGGTTTACCGACAGATGAACGTGGACTACGTTCGCGGCTAATCAGAACACATTCTCTTTTCAATAAACTAAACCAAACATAAGAAAATGGCTGCACTTACTGACGACCGCATTGCCGAGAAGAAGATGCGTCCCGTCCCGATTAAGACGGTACGTGAGGTTGCGAGCGGCGCGTCTACAGTTTTCCGTAACGCCCTCGTTGGCGTCCGAGATTCGGATGGAAAGGTTGAGCCTCTTTCCGCAAGCGGTACCTACACGCAGATTCTTCTTAGCGCCGGACGGCATGAGGCCGGGGAGCGCGGAGAGTTCTTGCAGGGTGCCATTGTTGAGGCCCTGACCGATTTTGCCGCCGATGCTTCGCACAACGGCGACGAGGTTTTCGGAATTGACGATCAGACCGTTACCGACGCGCAATCGGCTTCCGAGCCTGTTGCGGGTACGGTACACAGCGTGATTAACGGCGGACGCGTGTTTCTTGACATGCGCGGCGCGTAATCTTAACGCTCTTTCATCTTAGTATTTGTTTCATTCAAACACACAATAATTAAAAATGCCTGCGACCACCAATAACAACGAGGTCGTTCGGCAGCAACTCATTGCTTTTCGGCGTGCCGCCGTTACGCTTTTCACCGATGGAATTGAGGATACTTCCGAGGGTGAGCTTTTTGGTCGAGTTACGGAGACGATCCCCTCGACTTCTCGCGGTACTGACTATGAGTGGCTGACGGACTTCTCCGACGTTCGTGAATGGATTGGCGAGCGTCAGTTCAACGACTTTAAGGCGTACGAGTACAGCATTGACAATCGAGATTGGGAAACCTCTCTCGCTGTCAAGCGCAATGACCTTGAGGATGGACGCCTCGGGATTTACACGCGCCGGATCAGCCGCATGGTTGATAACTTCCGGCTGCACCGCCGACGCCTTCTCGTTGACCTGATTGAGAAGAACGACACTTGCTATGACGGCAAGCCGTTCTTCGCCACCGACCACCCGATCTACAAGCGCAAGGGTGGAACGGACGAGAACAAGTGGGTTGAGTCTGCCACGCAGCGTAACCTGATTACGCTCAAGTTGGAGCCGACCTATGAGGTTGCGAAGCACATGATGGACTTCGTTATCCCGCACATGAGTATGATGAAGGCGGATAACGGTCGGATTGTGAACGTGCAGCCGAACCTTCTTGTCGTTCCCATGCGCCTTCTCGGGACGGCCAATGAACTTGCCACCTCTTCCGTCCTTCCTCGGACGCTTGCGGGTGGAGACACGGTTATGGCCCCGAACCCGATGCAGGGTGTGGTTGAAGTTGTGGCCGAGCGGAATTTGACGGGATCGAACGGTTGGTACCTGATTGACGGTAGTAACCCGGTTCTCTTCCCGTTCATCTATCAGTTGCGTCAGGGTGTCCGTTTCGACGGATTTGACGCGGGTGAGGCGGCTCGGTATCACGTCTTCATGCAGAAGGAATACGTCTACGGTGCGGACGCCCGGTATAACGTCGGGTACGGTCTGTATCAGGCGGCCCTTCGCTCCGATGGTTCCACCGCTGTTGGAAGCGTGGACGAATCCATTTACGATCTCGAAGCGTAATCTAATCATAACGCTTACGAGCGTTCATTAACAGGGGCGTAGGGCAATAACCAAACACGCCCTGCGCCCCTTTTTTATTTCTAATCTACCAAACAACTTGTAAAAATGGCTAAGGATCTTTCAACTACGACCCTGCAAAAAGCAGCGGATCGGATTGTCCCTCGCCTTGCAGACCCTTTCATCGAAGGCGACGACGGTGACGGGGCAACGCAATGGTATCCAATGGGCATTGTCGAAGACGTGTCTATTGAGTTTTCTCCTATCACGCAGAATGCCGACGTTGCGGGACGCGAAAAGCAACTCGCTGTTGAGTTCAGCGTCTCGATGGTCTTGCAGCAGACCGCACAGGAAGAGTTGGCTAACTTGAAAGAGGTGGTTACTCCTGTGGGTTCGGGTGCGACTGTCAAGATTTGTGCATCGAAGACGGCAGCGGCGGACGTGGACACGGCGGACGGATTTGAGTTCGGCAATGTCTTCCCGCGTTTCTCGGGAGAGATCAATGGACAGGCCGAAGGCAGTTCTTTCACCGTTGAGTTCGGCGGGAAGGTGATGCTTGAGGCGTTCGATTCGTTCAGCGGCACTATTTCTGTTGACGTGTAATCATAACGCGAAACCCAACTAACTATGCCTGTTGCGAGTGACTTTACTCTATGGCAAGCGTGGGTAGAACTTCGCGTTACCGGAGGTGACATTTACGAACTTCCGGTCGATAAACTAACCGTACAACCTGTTCCATACGTTCACGGTAGCGACAATGGCACCGCGAAAAAGCTATGGAACGGGGAGTATGTTTATCGCTGCGACGGGTGGCGGCATGACGTGACTCTCGAATACAATGAGATCCCAACGGATCATCATGGTACTGTAAAAGACTTGGTTCTGAATATGCACAGTAACCAAGGGGAAGGGACTATTGAACTTCTCAACTCGGATCGGACTCTTACGGGCCGGACGGTTGATGTGGTAGCCAATTTCTCTGCCGATACCATGAAAGCTGTGTTCGAGGGTCGCGTCAGGCAGCGCCCTGCCACGATTGAGTTCAAGGGTAAACGTCCCCTTTCATTACCTAAATCTTGGATTACTGATTAACCTCCAAACCAAAAAGAGCCTATGTCTACTGACGAAGAAACAACGCGCACATACGAAATTCAGGGACATACCTTCACCCTGAAAGAGAACCACTATCACAACGTCGAGAAGGTACAAGATTATATTCACGAAGTACAGCAGATTGGCGAAGGTGCCCTCGACCGTCTCAACAAGGCAATGGAAGTTGAGGACGAGGATGCAATGCTCGAAATTGTAGAAGAGTTCGAGGATACCGATATGCCGACTGCGTGGGAGCAGCGGTTTACTCTCTTTGAAATGGTCACGGACGGGCCACACGATAAGGTCGATTTGAAGCGCATTCCGGCTGATACCTACGACGAGGCAATCAACTCTTTTTTGCCCTCATGGGTGCCGACTTTCGGCGGGTCGCAGAACTTTTAGGCCCGATGAACGACGATTCGGGAGGTACGGACGTAAAGTACCCCCCGTGGGCGCGTGTCCTGAAAGCCAAACTTCGGAAGAACACCGATACGGTCGATTGGATGCTCGCAGGGATCACAGACCACGATCCCCTACGCGCCAAAGAAATCAAAAAAGGCTGCACCCTTTTCGAAATCACACAAATGTACGCCATGAAGGTGTACTCCAATAGCGCAGAACCGAAATAATGGCTTCATCCGGTAACAAGAAATTCGCCGCTACGGTCCAACTCGAAATCGACCGGGCACTCCGAGACGCACGAAAGTTCATTTCGGCGCTCGACCCTGCCTCCGAAGAGTTCGACCGGATCAAAAAGCAGATTGACGATACGGCGCGTTCGGCACGCTTTGTCGGGGAGAACATGAACCCGAAGCAAATGGCCCGTTACGCCCAAAACGCCCGTCAGGTGCGTAATGAGGCAGAGGACATTGCGTATTCGTCCGGTCGTGCTGCAAACGCATTTCGCGGCCAAACGCTCGCGGCCCAAAACGTCCTCCGCATTATTCAGGATATGCCCTACGGTATCATGGGCGTAGCTAACAACGTGGAGGCCATGGCCGACTCTTTCTCGAACGCAAAGCGTCAGGGCCTCACGTTTAAGCAGTTCGCCACCAACCTCGTTACCCAACTCACGACCGGGCCGTTTGCGATTGCGACGGTGATCTCTCTGATTACCGCGTTCGCCCTTAGTTGGGATAAGGTGACGAAGAACGTCCGTAAGGCCGGGAAAGCCCTCGGTCTCGTGGAAGAGGAAATGGCGGCCCTTGAAGAGTACACAGAGGACAGCGAGAAGACGCTGATTAAGAACTTCGTGGGGTCCCTTACCCCCGGCGAGGCGGATCGTCTGCGAAGCGTTCTCTCGGCGTTCAAAGAGGCCCGTGGCGACGAGTTGGTTCGTGCGGAGTTTGGCACCGAGGAAGGCGGATTTGGGCTGAACCTGTTCGACCGGGATAGTGCGGTCGCGCAGATGTTCGGTCAGGACGAACTTAGTGACATTCAGCAGAAGATCCTAAACCAACTCCAAGAGGTCAAGGGGATTCGTGCGGCCTATGAAGAGATTCAGGCAGAGTTGGCTTCTGCCGATGGCGTGCAGAGGGACATACTCGAAAAGCTGTCTGCGGAGTTCGAGAAGATGCTGTATGGTGAGGAGCAGGGCGGCGGCGAAGACGCGGAGAAAGACCGCGCTAAGTTGCTACAGCGGCTTAACCGTATGCGCCTGAAAATGAGGAAGGATGGGCTGAATCAGGAGATTGCCCTGTCTCGCCTCAAGATTGAGCAGGAGCACGAAGCCCTCAAAAAGAAAGTCAAGGAACTCTTCCCCGAGACGCAGCAAGCCAAACTCGACACGCTCGAAGACTACTTTGACGAGCGGAAGGATATGGTTGAGAAGAAGTTGCGTCAGGAGGCCGAGAAAGAACGCATTGCGAGTGAATCGCAGTTAAGGGCGCGGGCCAACGATACCCGTTTGAAGCAACGGAAAGGGGGTATTATTGGAGGCCCCGTGGTTACTGACGCGGAAGGGCCATCTGCCGAGGCTATTCGTCGCCAATCCCGAGAACAGGATTTACTTGAGGCGCAGTTCAGGTATGACATTCAAAACATTAAGAACCAAAAGGAAACCCTTGCCGATGAACTAACCTCGGGTCTGATAAACAGGGAACAGTACAATAGCCGCCTGAAAAACCTACAGGCGCAGGAAAGACTTCTGCGTGCTCAACATGCGGCGGACGTACAGAACATGGAGAAGGACCATGCCGCAGAAATGAAACAAATACGGATGCAAAGAATACAAAGTATAAGCAACTTTGTGTCCACAATAAGTTCTTCGCTCAACACCTTTGGGCAAGCCGGGACGCAGATTTACAAGCGTTGGGCGGACGCTCGTAAGAAAGAGTTGATGAAGCAAGGTAAGACCGAGGAAGAGGCTACCAAGAAAGTCAATAAGGAAGGCCGAAAGAGATTCAACGCGCTCAAGGCCATTTACATTGCACAGGCAACGGCGAGTACAATCCTTGCGGGTGTTCAGGCGTATCAGAAGGGTGTAGAAAGCGAATGGGGACCCGCCTCTATCATCCAAGGTGCGGCAATGATGACAGCGGCACTTGCCCAAGGTTACGCCCAAGTGCGTAGCTTGAAGAAGTTAAAGATTGGTAGTTCGGGTACGGGTGGCGGCGCGAGTAGCGCAGCGGCTATGTCCGGCAAGTACACGCAGTTGTCCGCCGGAATTACAAACAGCCGTACGAACAACTTCATGGAACAACAGAACGCGGATCTTGCCAACCCGAACAACGCGGGTCGTCTGCAAGAGACGATTCAGAAAGAGGGCATGAAGAACCGTGCGGCCATGCGTTCGGCTCGGGCCATTGGCGACGACGATGCTGCCAAGGTCAAGCAGAGGGCGGAAGACTTTGAAGAGAAGGCCATTAGTGGCTAACAAAAAAGATAAATAAACATAACGCAAATGTCTGATTATTCTGTAAGGATCTACCGCTATGGAAACTACGCAACCACGGGTAGTGGTGAAGAGGTAGACACCTTCCCGATCTCGCGTATTCAAACGACTTCGGGGGGCACGTTCGAGACCATTTACAACGTGTATGTCTCCGGTGACAGGCGAGATTTCGTCAGCAACCTGCAAGACACCGATTGGTTTGATCCTGTTATTGTCCTCTTGGACAGCAATGGGGATACGTATGGGCGGAAAATCAACAAGGAAGACGTAACGTACGACCCCGGCCAAAACGAGACGAAGATCCCGTGCCCCGACAGCACGCTTGACGTTGGTTGGACGAACGACGGGGACTTTCCGGCGAACAAGAATCTCGTTTCTGTTCTTGGGGATTACAACGTCAGTTCGGGCGGCTTAGACGTTGGGCAAGGGCCTATTCCCGGTTCCGTTCTCAAGTCCGGCCAAGACTTCGAAACCATAAACTTTGGCGGATACGAAGAGTCCGTCGAGTACGAGGAAAGCCGATTCAAACTCGACAACATTTCTCTGACCGTTGATACGGTCCCCGAGTGGTATTGGAAAGAGGGAGATCAGAACCCCCTCAAGTCTTCTTACGCTCCGTATGTCTGTGAGGTACGGGAGGGCAGTCAGGCGGATTGGAACACCTCGGAGGTTCTTTTCCACGGAGTCATTGACGGGGAAAGCGTTCAGTACGTGGCGGACACGACACTCACCAACTTCAAGGTGTGGTCGTGGGACTACCTTCTGACTCAAGTTGGAGAACTTCCGGCCCGGTCCATTTATGAGACCGAATCGTTCAAGGGAGTAGACGTGTCCGACGTTGAGCGGGGCGACGTGGGCATTCCTGTCCCCTCTTCCATTGTCACTTTTCAAGGGGTGAGTGTGGGAGATGTGGTTGAACTTGACTCGGATTCGGGTGCTATTCGTTCGGCCATACAGTCTATTGAAAGTACCGACGAGATTGGGGTGAAGAAGTTAATCACCTCCATCCCGGCAAAGCAGAACATTTCTTTCGACAGCGCAAGTCTATCTCGCCCGACAATTGTTGGGTTTGGGAATCCGAACCGTGTGGCCGAGTCTGTGGGACTTTTGGGCGCAGGAGACCTGTCCCGTTTTGAGACCGAAGGACTTGAAGTTACTGTTACCTTCGGTACAAAAGATTTTACGAGAGGCGTCGAAGAGATTCGGACGTTTACAGACGTTGAAGGGAATGTTGTCAATAAGCTAAAGTTTGACAATACGATCATCCCTGACGTAGACATTGACCAATGGGATGAAATTCGCGTCACCAAGAAAAACGTCATTAAAGAGGGTGACGACATTAAAATTTACGGTCGGGATGCGTATGGTTACTATCCCGGTGTTGGGCGTGACTTCAAGGTAATCGACACGGACGGTAGTGGGAATCCCACGGGCCTTATTCCGGCCATCCTGTCTCTCGGGGACACGCCTCGGATGAACTTGCTGTCCAACCTTATCGACACGTTCACGTTCGGTGGCGACACGGACTATGTGGACCACCGAATGACGTTTCCGAAGAAACCGCAAGAGGCCCTTTCCGCCATTCAGCACACGGCGGGTGTGTTTGTGAAGATGGTGCCGAAGGCTGACGCTTCGGACCCGTCTAAGCCGAAGATTGAGGTGCGGGTCATTGATAAGAAGAGTCTTGAAAGCGGCGCTATTGAGTCTCCGTTCGACGTGAAGACGTGGAGCGAGAAGGCCGTGCCGAGTCCGATTAAAGCGGTGGTTGTCGAAACCGAAGACTACCCGACGCCGGACGAGTACGGAGACATTTGTGGATTCTATCCTGCCCCTTCGCCGGACTCGTACACCGATAAGCCGGAAGGCGACGGAGTGGTAGAGATTAGCACCGTTCAGTTGCCCTCTCTTGAGGGTCCTATTTACTCCGGTAGTGACTCCCGGCTTGTAAACGACTCGAACCTCTACGCGATTGCCAAGGCGCGTTTCGCATACTACGACAAATTGAGCGGACGCGGAAAGGCGACTCTGTACGGGGCACACACGGACATTGTGGGCCGTCAGTTTACCTTCAATGACGTGTACTACGAAGAGAAGGGGGGTACCCTTACCGGGAGGACTGTATTCGTTACAAAGGCTTCTGTGAACCTTGAGGAAGGGGAGACAGAAATTGAGTTTCGGCGTGGTGAGTACACCGCTCCCACGGAGAGTTTCGTGCGGATCAATGTGGACGCCCCTGACCGATTGGTTGCCGAGGGCGGCACGGCCCCGCTCGTTCTCGACGCTTCGCAAAGCATTGCCCCGGCAGGCACCGATTACGATTGGAGTATTTCCGGTGCGGCTACGGGGACTCAAAGTTCGCAGATTGCCCGTTTTACGGGTGTCCCGACAGGCTCGGTCTCTTGGACGCTGACCTTGACTCTGCCGGACGGCACTATACTGTCCGAGAGCGGTTCAGTTAGCGTCGTGCAGGGAGATCGGCGGCGAGGTGACACACGGGCCGAGGTAGAGCACGAAGCCCTTGAGCGGTCTAATAAGGGCGTGGTGAAGGTCTTGGTGTCCAATGACGGCGAGCAACCATCCTCCGTTCAGTTTCAGAAGGTCGCCGGGGGAAACGTCAAGGACACGACGAACGCGGTTTCGGCTGATACGGTGAACTCTGTGTCCAACGGCACCGAGTATGTGGGAGAGGTGGATCTTGTTGAGCGTCACGCTTCGCAGATCCGCGCAATCGTTCAGTTCGACGGCTTTTCTCCGGTGGTTATCGGGCCACTTACGTTCGATCAGGATAATGTGCCCTCCCCCGCCTACAATTGGACGTGGGAGTACAACACCACGACGCAAAAATTCGATCTCTACGTTTCTGTAAACGGAGACGCTGATACAGGTAGCGTTGAATGCGTTACGACGTATTCGGACAACAGTACCGATACGAACGTCCACAACGGACGTAACACGCGGTTCAAGGCCAACACGTCAAAAAGCGTCACGCCTGAATCGAATGTCGAGTTGAAGTTGACCGCTTACAGCGGCACGAATGCTACGGGCACGCCGCAATCCGAGAGTCAAAATCCGGCTATTACTGCCCCTGTTGCGCCGGATTCGATTGATTCGGTTGTTACCGACAACCGCTACGTTCAGGAAAGCGGCGACACGATGGCCGGGGACCTTTCTTTTGACGACGGCAGCGGCACCGGAGGGCGGATTAGCGCGAAAGAAAAGGGCGTTGAGGTCAAAGAGCAGAACACGGGAAACTATGGTTCTTTGACGGTTTCTGAACTTATCGTCTCGGACGGCACCAAGGCGACTCAAATTGAGTCCGAGGTTGTTGAGATTGCCGATAGTCTTTTCGAGTTGAACAGCAACTACACAGGGAGTAGCCCTTCGGCCTCTGCGGGTTTGTACGTCAACCGAGGAAGTAAAACCGATAAAGGGCTTGTTTGGAACGAAGCATTAGACCGTTGGGGCATTAGTGACGTTTCAAATGATTCTATCACGGGTAGTACGTTCAAAAGATTCGTCGTTGAAGATGGCGGCGAGTATGGAATTGACATTTCGGGAGACGCTACAACATTGGGCGGGTTTGGCGTCGATAAGTTTCCTCGGTTCAAGGACACTTCGGGTCGTGGTACGTACGCAGGAACGTCGCAACCGAGTCTCCTAAGTGAAAGCCCGATTCAAGTTTGGGCTGATAGCACGACCGACGCCCCTGACGTACACATTGGTAATCTCGCGGGTCTTCCGAAGAAAGACGAAAGCGGCAATATCCCGGCGTCCCCCTCGACTTATGGAGTGGGGTCATATGGGATTTGGCTTCGTCCTTCTGACCGAGCCATTGTGGAGGGTAACGTGTCGTTTGATGGAGGATCGTGGATCGTTCAGAAAGACGCTTCTTACCTTATCGAAGACGGAGTTTCCGGCAATCCTTTGCTCCGCATGGGCAAAGAAAGCGTATCTCTTGATGCAATCGGAAAAGGAACGGCGACCCGACGCGGTTTCCATGCCTACGACGGCAACGGAAACGTGCAAGCATTCTTCACTCGTGATGGGTTTTCTTTTGCGGGTGGTTCTCTTGAAGGCGATGGGAATACGCTTGCTATCGACGTATCAGACTTTTCTCTATCATCCGGTGGGCTTTCGGTTGATTCTGTTGACTCTACCATCAAATTAGGGACAAATCTGTATAATAGCGGTATTGTCCTTGACGGTGGCGCTCAAGATATTCGAATGTATGACTCCGACTTTGGTAGTACGAAGTCCGATGATGCTGTTCGTATTGGCTCCGACGCTCAAATTCCTTCGTCTGTTGGAGTTATTACGGACCTCTCACTTGTGGGAATTTCTTCCTCTGTACCTTCGGGTCAGGCTGAAAACGAAGAGATTATATCTTTTTCGGTCAATGATAGGTTTGCCCCAATAGAAATACCTTTGGAGGTTCAATTTAACTACAGCGGAAGTCAAGGTTCATACAACAACCTTGTTGTTAGTGCAACATTGAAAACGAGTGGCGGCACAGAAATTGATAAATTTTCCACAGATGTAATCACGGTTAGTGGTAGCGAAAACAAAAAGTTCAGCCTTTCTCTGAATGGAACGCCGCTTGGAAGAACGACTTCCCTTGTACTATCAGTTAGAATTGGATGTCAAGGGGTAATCGGTAGTTCAGAGTCCCTTACATTCAAAGCAGAGAAGTCTATAACAAATGCTTCTTCTGCAATCGAAGTCAAACAGTATCAGCCGCGCATTGTAATCAATTCGCGGGGAATCTTTACCCGCTATGCTCCGAACAAGATTGCCTCGTTGTTCAACCAAGGCGGGTCGAGTGGCGGTAGCACGGTTGGTAACGCTGTTCTTTCTGTGTTCGGGCGAACAGGCAATGTTACTGCTGAAAACGGCGATTACTCGGCTTCGCAGATTTCGGGGTTCGATTCTGCTGCTGTGTCGGCAGTAAACAACGACCCCAACCATGCAACTGCGGCCTCGCACAATTACTTCTCGGGCAACTACAACGACCTTTCGAACAGGCCGTCGATTGCCTACACGTCTACAATTGCGGCAGACGCTTTTACTTCTACGGAGGTATCAAACCTTCGCAGCGGTAAACTTGACGACGGCACGACGCCTTGGACTTCAAACAACTACTTTGACGCTTCCGATGCGCGTAGCGCAGTAGGAAAGGGAGACGTGGGACTTGGAAATGTGCCAAACGAGAACCCGCGTTCTGAAATGAGGAATTTGGGTCTTTCGAATGAGGAAACGATTAACAGTTGGGTTGGAGGACATAGCGGCGCTCAAATTGGTTATGACGCCTCTATGGGACTCTTTATTAGTTATGGTAGTAGCGGATCAGGAGTCCCGAAAGGTCTTTACCCGGTCCTTGACGTTGGTAATACGACAACGGACAGCAACATTAGCATTAGTTACAGCGGGGGAGACGCCCGACCTAATGTTTCGTTAGTCAACGATAGTGTGACTATAGCGGGTAATACCGTCCCTCTCGGCGGGTCAACCACGCTTTCTCACTCGGACATTTCCGGTATCTCTTCGGACGACCACCATAGTAAGACTACATCGGCTTCGGAGTTGACGGATGTTAGTCCTGACTCTGTTTCTGACGCCCACCACGTTCGCTACACAGACAGCGAGGCTGTTGACGCTGTTGGGCCACGTTTTCAGACAGGTTCAGGTATCAGCATTAACTACGATTCGGTTAATCAGATCATTGGCGTCACCGTTGACGCTACCACCGATCCTATAACAGCCATCAACAATGACGCCGACCACGGCAGCACCGCAAGCCACAATTATTACACCGATAGTGACGCAAGAAGTGCTATCAACGGAAGTTCCCTTCAAGGGTTAGATGTTGGAAACCTCACGGTTAATAACAATACCGTGTCTCCCGACTCTAATGCCGACGCTCACCACGTCCGTTACACAGACAGCGAAGCCGTTGATGCCGTAGGACCCCGTTTTCAGACAGGTTCGGGTATCAGTATTACTTATGACTCTACAAATCAGATCATTGGTGTTAGTGTTGATGCCACCACCGATCCTGTAACGGCGATTAACAACGATTCTGACCACGGCAGTACAGCAAGTCACAATTATTACACCGATACCGATGCCATACAAGCTATAAATGAAAGTTCCCTTCAAGGATTGGAAGTGACAAACTTGACGGCGGGTGGCGGAAACTCGGTTTACCACACGGGAAATCTGAATCCGTACACCGATAGCGATGCTCGTAACGCGGTTACATACAACACTCTGAATGGCCGTGTTGAGATCCGTAACGACAGCAACGATCAAAACGCGCTTCGGGTGATTCAGCGGAAGAATGATCCCGACGCCCCCGCTTCTATCTTGGTTGCTACCGACGACGACGGCGAAGATGTAGCTATTGAAGTGCGTGGAAACGGAGACGGAAGTTCCGTTGACTTGACCGAGAACACGCAGACGAGCGCGGATATGAACTTGCAAATTTGGTCAAGCGGAAAAATCGAGACGAAGGGAGACATTATTACGTCCGGCGTTGGACAATTCGATATTACAGGTGATGCTGCAACTGTTGGTGGATATTCGCCTTCTGATCTGACGCGTCCTAAGAACACGGCTTCTTTTACTTCTTCGAACACGTCCTTGAACATCAATCAGAGTTCTTGGACAAAGATTCCGTGGGACGTTCAGTTGGACGTTGATGGAGGATATACGCATGATCCTGCCGGATCTCCGACAGACATTACCTTCGATAACGCGGGCACTTACCGCGTAAAGGTAATGATTACGTATGACAGTTCGAGACATAGAATCAACCCCGGCGTTAGATTTGCGATCAACGGTTCCCGAAGAAACGCATTAGGTCTTTCGGGATACTCTCGCCATGCAAGCGGACACTACGAGGCGTCCAACTACGTTGAAGAGTTGGTTACTGTCAACAGCGGCGATACGCTAACCGTTCAAACCACGCAGTACGGTAACAGCGGAACGGTAACGCTGCGAAGTAATGAGTCAGTTTTGATCGTTGAACAAGTTAGCGAAACTGTTGCTCGGGCCGGAGACGCCGATACAGTAGATGGTTACAATGCCGCCGACTTCCTTCTCTCGGGTGGGGACACTATGACCGGAGACTTGAACATGGGGTCAAATGATATTTTCTTTGGTTCCGGTGTTGGGATTGGCGTTGACGGAAATGGATCTTCTGTAGAAACTCATGACGGAAGTGGAAGCCGGATTAACCTTGAAACCAAAGATACTTACATTCAAGACGCGGGAACGTGGGTTGGCGACCATATTGCGGATTCCGACGCTCACCACGTCCGTTACACAGATAGTGAAGCTGTTGACGCTGTTGGACCTCGGTTTCAAACAGGTCCCGGTGTTAACATTAACTACGATTCTTCCAATCAAATTATTGGAGTCACCGTCGATGGTGCGGGCGATCCTGTAACGGCAATTAACAATGACTCGGACCACGGAAGTACGGCGCAGCATAACTACTACACCGATAGTGATGCAATATCCGCTTTGAACGGTGGTGATCTTCAAGGCTTGACTGTTGGAGATCTTAACGTAAGCGTTGATTTGGACATGCAGAACAATCCAATCAAAGACGTTCGAAGAATCGACGGTCTGAACGGAAATCACCGTATTCGTTTTGACAGTAACAATAGTTGGATAGAGTTTACAGACCAAAGCAACAGTAGAAATAAGATTGTCACGCAGGATGTATATGTAAATGCCGACAACACTTGGCTCGGGGATCATATTGGAGACTCGGATGCTCACCACTCTCGCTACACAGACGGAGAGGCGAGAAGTGCTGTGCGTTCAGGAATGGCCTACCTCGACTTTCACAACAAAGAACAGGGCGATTACAACCACGACGGACGACTTTATTGGGACAAGTCCGCCGGACTTTACATAAAATCTTCGAACGCCGATGGCAACCCCCGCCTTCTTTGGAGCGGAGCAAACGTGAAGGCCGGAAACAACATTAACATTAGCTATGACAACGAAGATGAACCTACTATTTCTGCTACTGACACCCAAAAAAGCTGTCGAGACATTAAAGATTGTATGGCTGCGTTTTCAAGGGTCAGTTTTAAGCATATATACGTGACTGATTCTATTGTTGAATTTAAGCCTCAAACAACGCATCCGGGCGTTCCCGTCAATGGAGGAAGACTTTACTGTTTTGAAGACTCAAATGGAAACTACGATCTTAGATGGTTGGATGCTAACGGGTTTTCTGTTGATATAACAAAGGACCTTCGTTCTTCTTCTGAACAACTTTAATATGAAATCTACAATAACAACAGTTGACACGAAAAAGCAAAAATGCCATAAGGCATACATATATTCTTTTGCGGACATTCCAACAGGCGAAGGGCAAAATACTGACGTGCCTGACCTGCGAAAATGGCGAGACGAATTGGGTTTTACCCGAAGGTACAGAACTACCGGAGTAGTCATGAGAAATTTCGAAGACGGGGAGTTGTACCACCAAGGCCCTCCCCCTCGCCTTGTGCCGCAAGCGATGGCGGGATTGTACGCTTATATGGGACTTTCCGGCGACAGGCACATCAAAGGTCTCAATGCTGCTGCAATGCTTTACGCAATCCATCCTTGGGTAGACGGGAATGGGCGCGTTGGGCGGCGTCTGTACCGCTTCTACGTGCCTGAATGCGGTCTTTCAAAGCATCACCTCCGCAAGAAAATAGTTCAACGACTTGCCTTTTGGAATGTCTTGTGGAACGACATTTGTAGAATCTAATCATAACGAAAAAATGGAGCGATTACTACTTTACAGGACCGACTACCTATCCAATGGCACACGAGGGGTACTATTCCTACCCTCCGGTGAAACGGTCCACACAATTGAGAATCCGTGGGCCGACAATGAACCACGCGTTAGTTGCATCCCCGAAGGCGAGTACGTGTGCGAACCCCGGCCTTATTACAACGGCGGGTACGACACCTTTCACGTAACCGGGGTGCCGAATCGGAGCCTTATTCTAATCCACGTCGGCAACACAGAGAAAGATGTGCGTGGTTGTATCGCTGTTGGACTTCGTAAGGGGACGCTCGGGGAATACCCTGCCGTTCTTAGTTCGCGGGATGCTTTCTTCGATAAATTCTATCCATCGGTAGAAGACCTGTCCGAGTTTACTCTTGAAGTTACCTCCGCAAAGAAGATCAAACCCGCCGACTTGGAGGAACATATTTCGACAGAAACTCGTATAGATATATAGTAAAAAGAGTCTAATCACAACGCAAACCCTTTATAGATATGCAGATTGCAAACGGTTCTTTGGTTCCTATTTACCGCGTCTTGGACAACCTGATTGATCGGACTGACTTTCCGCCCAACACCAAGCACGCAATTCTTTTCAACCATTCGCGTCTTGAGGAAGAGGTTCGACGGTTTGAGCAGATCCGCCAAGAGATTGTTACTCGTCATGCCGCTAAAGACGAAGACGGCGAGGTAATCGTAGACGATTCGGGTCAACCTACTTTCGAAGGCGACTCTGAATCCGAGGCAATGGATGAACTACAAGATTTGCTTGACAAAGAGAATGACATTGATGTTCGTGAAATGTCTATCGAACCTCTTCTCGAAAATCAGGGCGTGTCAGGTCGGGAAATTCTTGCTATTGAAGACCTTCTCTCTGACAGTTCTCTTGACGAGGGGTAGTAACTAACTCTTTGTTCTTTCTCACCCCCTCTGTTTCTACCTTGTTTTCATGCCTCATGAGTACGTGTACGCGTTTTTATCCCGCCACCCAATCGGAATCACAATAGGAGCGAGTTTGGCTAATTTTGTCGCTTGGCTCGAATCTTTTACGGGTTTCGTCAAGGTGTTTACTGTCTATCTGTCTTTTTTGGTTTTGCTTCTCACGGCGATTGTAAAACTGATAGACACGTACGATAAAGTGAAGGCGCGTTTTGATGTAGAGGCCAAGGTAGAAACAGACATTGACCAAAAAGAGGAATAATGGATTGGCCCATAATCGGCACTATCAAATCCGGCTTCAATGCCGTCCGTGGAATCATAGACGACGTGGATACGTCTGACGAGGAACGGGCCAAGGCCCTTGCCAAACTTGAGCAGATTCAGAACGACGCAACGGCACGGGCGCAAAAGCACGCCGAAACGATGCTTAAATTGCGGACGGACACGATCCGTTCGGAAGCGGAGTCCGAGGACCCGTGGACTTCACGAGCACGGCCCATGTTCATGTACGTCATGTACCTCGTGATTGTCGTGAACGTGTTGGTTGCTCCAACGGTGGGCGTCTTTTACCCCGATCAAATGTCGCTCTACTTTACTCATATCGGCAAGGGTTTTAAGGCCATTCCCGGCGAAGTGTGGGCCACCTTCACAGCGGGTTATCTCGGTTACGCCGGATTCCGTACCTACGAGAAGAAAGCCGGGGTTGCAGGGAAAGGAAAGAACGTCATTAACCGACTCAAGAAGTCTCTCGAATAGTCTAAACTTGCATCACAAACAGCAAACCCCCGACCGATAGGTTTTTGTGAGCCGCTGTGCGTGCGCTCCGACTCTTTTCCTATCTGCCGGGGGTTTGGTATGTCTACGCCTAACTCCGCTTACAGGCGGAATATGCGCTTTAGAAGGCGTCCAACGAACTTCACCGGACGGACAACCACCTTCTTTACGAGTGCCCATTCTTGCTGCCGCACCTCTTTAATTTGAGCCTGTCCTTGCTCGACGGCGGTATCAGCAATGTCATTGATCTGATCCATGCTTTCCTGTGCCGCTTCACGCACAAGCCGGATCTCGTTCTTGCGCCAATCCTCGGAACGCTCAACGAAGGTCTCCGCTTCGGCCTTTTTCTGATCTGCGTCTTCGAGGGCACCTTCGAGGGTGTTGAAAAAGCCCTCCAACTCTTCTACTGCGTTGTCAAGTGTGGGGCGTTCGTTTGTGTTATCCATATCAACTATCTGTTTTGGTTAGTTCGTTCGGAAAGAAACTGAATATGCTGTGGTTGCGAGACGGCGGCTTGTTGTCGAACTCAACCACCACGCAATCGCCGTCTAACTCAAGGACCTTCCCCGTCCTTCTCTGCAACGAGTTTGGTAGGCCCGTTCGCGGCCCTTTGCTTACTACCCGGTCGCCTCTGCTGAACTGTGTCTGTATCATGTTAGTATGTGGTTTCGTTTACGAGATCGTTTAGCGTGTCAAGGCGGAAGTGCCCGACCTTGTGCTTTCGGTTGTACGGCCTGTCAAGCAGGAAGCAACTGAACCCGGCGTTCCGTAGCTTGCGGAAGTTCTCGTAGTGGTCGTCAACCATCACGAGTTGTGCGTTCGGGTAAATATCCCTTAACTCTCGCATGGCCTCTACCTTTCCGTCAGGGCCGTCCACGGTGAACACACGTCGGTTCGGGAATCGGTGACGGGTTAGCCACGCCTCACTAACGGCGGACTCCACGGGCCGAGACGTGATGTATGCGGTCGGTTCCACCTCAAGTTCGTCTCCGGTAATCAGCGGGGCAAGCGTAAGCCAAAACGCCTCGTTCACTTCGTCCCATACCGGAGAGGCGTCGAACGGGAAGTGCCAATGCCGATGCTCCCGGCCCAACTCTTCATCATCTGCCGCTCCGATCTCAACGGCCAACTGACGGAAGGCGTCTGCGAAGTTGGCAAGCACGCCGTCAATGTCGAGGATGTAGCGAATCGGACGCCGGACGTTCTTTGCCCGGTCGTCGCCCTCGGGAAAGATGTATGCGTACTCGTTGAGCATCATGAGCGAGCAAATCGCATGGGCGAGGTGCGGAAGGCCGCTATCGGGATCGAAGTCTTCCCCTTGCTTCCAAGCGAAAATGTGGCGCAATGCGGCCCCGGCAACGCGGCCATGACGCATTCCCTCACGCCAATTGTTGCGGTAAATCTCCGTGGTTGGGTTGCCGTTTTCGTCCCGGTCGTACTTATCGGCACCATGACCGAATACGTGCCCAACGTCGAACATCGTCCGCTCGGGAATCAGGTCAAGGCGAGGCTTTCCCGCGTCAAACTTGACTCCCTTGCTGTTGTCTTCTGTCGTTTTCATATCGCTCATTTCTATCGTGGGGTTGAATGAAAAGGGTACGCTTGAGGGGTCGAATTACACAACCTCGTAGATGGAGTGAGGCACGCGGTAGGTCACGTACGATCCGTGACTGTTGGCGGCTTCGATTACGACGTACTCCAACGTCGCCTCAATCACGTCGAAGAACACTTGCTTTCCGTGATCCTCGGGGCCGGACAGACCCGGCGGGTTCGTCTTGAGGCGGATTGTTTCACCTTCGGTGGCAATCGTGGTAGGCATATCTTTGTGGTTCTGTTGGTTTAACTATAACGGATTTGCTGTATCGTAATATACGCAAAAGCGGCTCAACGATCAATTTCCCCGAGCAACTTTTTGCGGTCAAAGTCAGGTTCACGTATTCTTCGATTGAGCGGTCGAATGTCCGACACGTCTTCTCTCTCAATCGGGATGGCCTTGTTGCGCTTCGGGAAAATGCGCTCGAAGTCTTCGCCCGTGAAGAACGGCTTGAACTTCTTATTGAAGGCCCTCATGCGCTTTCCGACGTAGTAGGCAAGGTTCGCGTCTCCCTCGTAGTTGTCCACGAGTCTTGCGTCCTTGTAGGACCGTACGCGGCTCTTGGGCTTATCCCCGGCAATGTAGTAGGAAACAGACTCTCCGGTTGACCACCACCGTCCGGTCTCTTCTGCACGCTTCTTAGCGAGTTCGTACCGGGCGTACTTGTGGTGCCCACCGTTGCCGTGACCGAGTTCGACGGCCTCTTCGTACTCTTCGGGCGTCTCTTTCAGCGTCTCGGTCTTCGCCATCTTCTCCACCGGGAGATCCCTTTCGATGATTGCATTGGTTGTCTCCACGTATAGGTCATGGAGTCCCTGTACGTCGTACTCACCGAGAAGGCGGAATCCCTCTTGGACGTACTCTATCCCGAACTCTTCGTATTGGCGAGACATCATTGCGCCGCCTTTGAAGGCAAGAGAACCATCCTCTTTGACCTTGGCGTAGTTCTTTTTCTTGTACGAGATAAAAGCCTTGAGGTACGCGTCCATGTCAAGGTCAATGCCTTGCGGTAGCGTGTCCGACATTTCTTGAATGTAGGCGCGAATGCCGTCTTTGTCTTCTCGGATCTCTTCCGGTGGGACAAACCAAACTCCATCCGTGTCGGCCTCAATGACGGTGCCCTCGTTCTCTTCAAGCCACGCAATCATGATCTTGAGAATGCGCCGTCCAATGCGGGTTACGCGGGACCCCTGTTCGTAGTCATTGAACAGTCCGTAGGCGTACGAGAGGTAGCCGTAGAACGAGTTAATCAGGATCTTCGCAGCGGCTTGCATACCGTCGTACTTCGATTCCTCACGGTCGTCTCCGCGCTTCGCAGCGTCCTTCATGGCGTCCTTCCACTCGAAACGGAGGTCGAACAGACCGTTGAGAAGGTCCTTGAAAATGCCGAGCGTATCGGACTCCGGTATGCAGTCAAAATTGAGCATGATGGAGGGATACAGCGAAGACACATCGGCATTGACGGCGGGTTGGTACACCCCACGCAAGAAAATCTCCGTGTAACCACCCTCGAACTGCTCTTTCGGTTGCGGCTTCGGAAGGGACTGACGGTTGCGTAGGTACTCACGGACGAACAGGCTTTCGATCTTCGATCCGGTCCCGAGACGGGCAACCTTATCGTACGGCAGAGGGAGCATCTGCGTCGTGTAGAAATTAGAACCGCAAAGGTGTTCAGCGATAGCGCGGGTCTCGTACACGTCGTCCATTGCGTAGGCTTTCAGCGTCTCTCGCTTCTCGGGGTCTTCCCAATAATCGCTGATCTCTTCCCCCGGCACGTAGGTCCGGCCCTCGGGGGCCACGCCGAAGAACTTCGCCACGTCCTTGAGATTGTACGCGGGTAGGGCACGGGCGTAAACGTCCCAATCGTACGCCGCAAACATCGTGTCCATGACGTGACGACCGCGAATGTCGAACGCCCGGTAGTCAATGTACCGCTCCGCTGCACGCTTCTTCGACTCGTAGGACCGGGGCACGTCGCCTCCACGTCCGATCTCGAATGCAACGTCGTGAATCTCCGAACGCGTCTCCAAGTAACGGAGGTCGAAGTCAAAAATGTTGTGGCCTTCGATTACGTCAGGGTCCACGTCCTGAATGACAACCATGAGGTCACGCAGCATGGCCTCTTCGTCTCCGTCGTACTCGTCCAAGGACAAAAGGTACTCGAACCCGTCATTGTCGGTTAGGGAGATCATGATAACCGGGTTGCCACGCTTCTTCGGGTTCGGAAAGCCGTTGGGCGCGTACGTCTCAATGTCGAGTTGCATCCGGTGAATGTCCTTGAACTCCATCCCGGCAAACAGAGTCTCGCCGGACTGAATGAGGTACTGTTGGTTCAAGTCACCGATAACGTACACGTCGTCCGGCAGTCCGCTTCCTTCGCCGTAGTGCTTTAGGGCAGAGTACGCCCCGAAGTAATCATCAATCGTCTCGAATGCGATGATGTGGTTGTAAAAGTGGTCGCCGCCGAGAGGCTGATCCCACACTCCATCACGGGCCACCGAACGGCGAATGCGGTTGGCGTACTTCGCTCCGTGCGTGAAGATGTAGGGGTAGAAGTCCCGCGTCTCTGTAACGAGCGTTCCGTCCTGCAAACGCCGCCAAAGGGTAGTCTCGGTATCCTCACCCTTGCCAAAGTCCACGCTAACGGCTACGATCCTCTCGGTGCGCCCTTCTCCGAATAGCTTTATGTCTTTCATTAGTCAAAGTAGTAGGTTGTGTAGCGGAGATCGTGAATTTTGCCGTTGCTCGCAGCCGTGACCATTTGCTTGTACCAACCGAACGCCTCGGTCAAGGTCGTGTCCTCTTCGCCTTGGCGCTCGTAGTAAAACTCTCGGTTGGACAGGCACACGTAGAAGTTCTGCCGATTGAGCGTAGACAGAGTGCCGGGAAGGGTAATATCCGGCAGTTCGCCCGACTCCCAATCGAAGTTTCGCGCCTTCGGAATTGCGTTCTTCGGGTTGTTCTGAATGATCGTGTAGCGGTACACGTCGAGGGCGTCTTTCGCCGTCCGCCGTCCAATGCCCAACTCATTTTTGATCCGCGTCCACGTCACTCCACCCTTTCGAGCAACAAGGATCATGAAGCCAATATCGACGGCCCGGTTGAAACGTCTTCGCTGTCGCTTGTTCATAATGAATATGCGTTATGATTAGTTAGGAGCGTAGTGAAAAACCGCTGCGTGGTTCTCAATCAGATCATCGAACGGCAAAGCGATGAAGGTCATTTCCTTGTCCCCGTGCTTGTGCCGGGTAAACTCAATCGCTTCCTGCATAATGAGCCACCGGAGCAATCCCTGATCGACAACCACAGTCTCCAAAAGGGTACTATTCTCGTCGTCAAAGTAGCCGAACACGATGAAGTCTGCGTGGGTATTGTAGACTTGCTTGTTCTCCCCTCGGAGAAGGTCCCGGTCTTTGATCGTCACCTCTCGGTAGCCGGAAAACTTAGCGCGTCGGAACCGCTCTTGGATGCCGAACTTTAGCGGTTTGTCGAGGTCTCCGTGGTACGCAATGATCTCGTAGTCTTCGTCGTGGGCCAAGTCACGTTCTGTGTTGTAAAGGTCAACCAATACGTAATCGTCGGGGAGGAATTGAGGGTACACTTTCTTGTACGCCTCTTCGTGTGCCCGACGCGAAAACATATCGTTTGCGTGAGAATACTGCTTTGCCTTCTTTTCTTGGTATTCTTCGCGTGTCATATCGTTTGTAGATGATCTATTTTGTTTTTGTCGAATAGTGTATCAACTGCGGAATTGACCTTCACCGTCAGTACATCGGCGGGTTCGTCAAGGTCGTCTTGCAGAGGCGGCGTGTTGCGTTCTGCGTCCCACTTTTTCAGGATCTTGAACGTCTCTTCCGGCGTCCGGCCATTCTCCAAGAAATAGCAAGCGAGCATGAAAGCGGCGTTGTCCCGGCCAACGTGACCGAACGCAAACGGACTCGACTTCTCGACGCCTTGCCACGCCTTGTAGGTCGGATACGGCATGACCGAGTGCCGTCCACGGGTGGCTTTTTTCTGCTTTCCCGCGTACCCGTTGAGGGATTTATCTATCTGTTTCCACTCTTTGCCCATTCGGGCACGTAGGGCTTCCACAGGCTCTCCCTTGCGGGGATCGGGCCACTCCCATACGGCGGGTAGTACCCCGGCCTTCGCCTGTTCTACGGCCTCTTGAACGGCCCCCGGCGACGTGATAAAATCGTACGCGCCTATTGTGAACTTGCGGCCACCGGACTCACTATGCGTTGCTCCGGTAAGCCGGATTGGGCGAAGCGGATTCCACACGCACGGGTCCACTTCTATGTCTTCGGCAATGCGCCCGAAGATGGAACTAAGCGTCTTTCGGGCGTGACGGTGACTCTTGAACACCGGGTTGCCAAACATCGAAGCCTCAATGTGAATGTGAAACCCTCGGCGTCCGCTGAAAGAGGCGTACGTCCGGTCAAGGTCAATTCCTTCATCTTCCAACTTCATGAGAAGGGCCTTCGTGTCTTCGTAGGCGGCACCGAGCGATTCGGATGTACGGTCTACATCGTAGACGAACCAAGGCACATACGTCGGCACGTCTTTCTCGGCGGCTTTACCGGGCTGAAACCAACCCACGAGACTAAGGGCGTCTTTGTCCCTGCCTTCCTCTGCAACCTCTTGGATGAACGGAAAGGCGGGGCCGAACTCCCGCACCTTCCGAGACTCCCAACCGTCGATGATCTCCGACGATGTAAATTCTTCTAAGTTATACGCCATAGCGATCCTCTATGTATTCGTGGGTAGGCTTGCGGAAACTATTCCGGTGAGCGTGCCGGACATTCTCGGCCTTCGTGATCCATTCTAAGTTCGAGGGCCTGTTGTCTCTTTTGTCGCCGTTCTTGTGGTTGACTTCGGCATTTTTGAAGTAACCTTCCACGAACGCAAAGGCGACGAGACGGTGAACGTACTGCTTTTCTCTACCGTCTTCGAGGTAGAGGTGGATCCGCTCGTATCCGTCAGGGTGAATCCACGGCTTCAAGACTTTCGGACTGCCTGACTTAATTGAGATCACGCGTCCGTCGTCGGTGACGTAGTAATCGCCCTCTGTGTTGACGGGCGCAACTGCGACCTCTTCCCCAACAAACTCTTTCAGGGCTGTCGGTACTACATAGAAGTTAATCATAATGATCCTCTGTTATGGTTAAGAAACGGTGTATTTAGAATACGCGCAAGTGCTTTGCCGCTATGAGTCCGGCGTCTTGAACGTGCTCGTCAACGCCTTCTGTGTCGCCATATATGCGCCTGAAAATCGTTGGGCGACTATCGTTGGGCACGATACGTCCTGACCGCCGAAGGTCGTTAGCGCCGAAATAGACGACCTCTTGGCTTGTTGCCCCGGCGATGGCCGTGCCGATCTCGGCAGCGTTGCGGCACACTTGAATCATCGTGGTTGAGTTGCCACGAGCGAGGTACGCAGCGGACGGAAATTCAATGAGCACTTCCTTCGGCATGAAGAATGCCCCCTGCACGTTCTCGAACGGGTTGTCCACGCCCCGGCACCAATTCACCAAACGATCCGACGCAAGGCCCACGTAGTCTCTTTCGGGCTTGTACCCCTCTATGGCCTTGAACTCTTCCATCGTGAAGGAATCAATTATGCGGAGGCGTTCAGATGTTCGCACCACAAAGATTCCGGCACCTGTCTTTACGCCGGGATCGAACACCGCTACCATTGAATCTACAAACTCTTTGTGCAAGTTCATTTTTACGTTGTGTGTTGGTTATGAGGAAACAACTTCTTCGGTGGGTTCTACTACAGGCAATTTGGCCCAATGCGTTGCGTACATCGGGTTGCCAAATCTACTTTTGACGTTGCCCATACTGTCCACCTTTCCGATGAAAAACCCCTTTCGCAACTTATCCCACATTTTCTTCAACGTGGTGTCTTCATCATACTCCGCACCATCGGGAGTAAAGAGAAGTACCCGCTGATTGGCCGGGGGCAGTTCTTCGGCCAATTCTTTCATATCGTTGTCGGGGAACTCGGTGAGGTAACGATTCATCGTTTGCTTTATGGTTAGTTTACGTTTGTGAAGAAGCGAAACCGGAATGGGTTGATTTCTTCTACCTCATACGGCTTCAACCTGTTGGCCCAAAGCGGAGCGCGGTGCCCCGGCATAGAGACCGGGCTGTAAAAGTGCGTGACGTTCGGCGGTAGAGGACTTTGCGATAGGTCACTCAAAATGGCCTCACGCGCAATCCCTTTCGCCTTTGCCCAAGTGTCCGGCCAAGGGGCGTTCTCCGAAGTCAGGTTCATGTAAAACTGCCGGGTCGCCATGCCCTTGTTGAACGCGCTGAACTGCCGAGGGTGGAGAACCACGTCTTTGTAACTCCCCGCCCCTCGGTGGGCCATTTCAAAGCGGTTGCGGACAACCCACGCAATGTGCCTCTGCTCGTTGGCGTTCTTCGTCTCACTCACGATTGCCCGTGCTACCCACCGCACCTCGTTGGATAGCCGCTGTTCGAGACGGACCATGTAGGCTTCCTGTCTCCAATTCATGAAGGACAGAACCGCGTTGGCGTCCCGAAGCGTTCGGGCCTCTTCTGCGGCCTTCTCGTACTTCGCTTCGTAGGTCATGGCCGAGTGGAGGCTTGCCCCGGCAATCGTAGCCGAGAGGACGAACAGCACAAAAAACAGGCGCGTCATTTCTTTCATGGTTGGTTGTCGTGTCTTGGATTATCCAATGTAATCAAAACGAGTGACTGTTATGTTTAGCTACTGCGAATTTTCTTTCTGCCGCATGAATCTGTTGAGTTCGGCCAACTTCTCGCCGTCTCCAATCGGGGCAAGGCGATTCGGGCCAAGCATGATCTTCCACACGCCGTCGATGCGTAGGTAGACGGGGCCTGTAGAGGATTCAACAATCATCGGGGTCTCGTTCTCGGTCTTGACGTAAAACATCGTTGGTTAGGTCTGATTAAGTAGTTCTTGCGACTTGTTATCTCCGTTCTCGCCTTCGATAATCTTCTCTACCTTGCCTTCGATCTTCGCATGAGCGAGAAGCGTCTGTGCAGTTAGGGCCGTCACGTTTTGGCCGAACTCCACGCCCTCTCTTTTCAGGCGTTCGATCTGCTTATCAGAGGCGGGTTCGTTGGCCTCGAAGAAGTCACGCCGGACTTTCTTGTAGACCTTTTCGTTGTTCTCCATCACCCACCGATCTACTTTCTTCATGTACGCCTTCAATCGGCGTTCGGGGATCTGCCCCTTGTGCTCAACGGACGCCCTCTTCGGGTAGCCACGACCACGCGGCGGTTCTACCCACCCGCCAACGTCGATGTGAACCACGTCGTAAAGGCCCTCTTGCTCGCTCGGCTGCAAGCGGACGATCATGGGCGTCTCTTCCCTGTATCCGCCGGGACTCGGGTTCTCCGGTAGGTACAGCGAGGCGACGTTCTCGGAGATTACCCACCGAAGGGGTGAGACCTTCTTTAGCTTCTCGTTGTAGACGGTCTGACTCCACACGTCCACCTTTTGAACGGCGGTCTCAATGTCTTCAAGCGATTCCACGTCACGGATTGGGCGCTCCGGTTCCTCTTCTTCGATCTCGTCAACTACGTCCATGACTTCTTCGATCATCTTCTTCCCCTCCGTGTCGAGTTCGTTGGATAGGCCGAACACTTCCGGCACCGTGACGATCTGATTCTTCTCCGTCACTCCAACAATGTCGATAATGTGTGCGGCGGGTTTGTCCGACTCCGCAATCATCTGCTTTCTCTCTTCTGCCGTGTCAACCGTATCGACCGGGCACGACGGGCGTAGAAAGCGGCCAATGATCTGCTGATAAAGCAAGTCAGACTTGGTTGCCCGTTGGAGGATTCCGGCTTGCAAGTGAGGATCATTGTAGCCCTCCGTCAGTACGCCGTAATTCGTAATCACGTCCAACTCTCCGTCTTTATGGGCCGTCAGGATGCGGTCACGGTCTTCCTTCTCCGTTTCGCCGTCAAGGTAGGCCGCTGATATACCCACGTCTCCGAACCTCTCTGCGGCCTCGTCAGCCACGTCGAGACCCCCGGCAAACACGAGCGTCTTCATGCCGAGGCAGTATTTTTGGTAGGCGTGAACAATCAGATCCGCCTCGTAGGAGTCCATGTTCAGAACGCCCCCGATGGCCTCTTCTGTCACGCGGTACGCCCGAATGTCGGTAAGCCAACCGTTCTCCACGCCGAAACGAATCGACCGGGAAAAGGCCACCGCGTCCACGAACGGCGCAAGACTCTGCCCGTCCGTCCGGTTGGGCGTTGCCGTCAGATGAACCACAAGGGGTTTTACGCCGGGTTCGATCTCTTCCCGAAGTCCTGCCCCTTGACCGAACCACGAGAGAATGTTGTCATTCATCCCGCCTTCGGTCGTGTGGTGGCATTCGTCAACCACGATAATCCCGTAGTCACGGACGAACTTCTCAATGCGGGTCCCCACCATGCGGCCCAACGTGTCCGCCGAGGAAACCACCACGTCTTCGCGCCCCTTCGCCCGGTGGCGTCCCATTTCAATGCCAACGGACGCGTCGGGGTACATTTGGGTTATGTCGTCTCGGAACTGAAACACGATCTCCCTTCGCGGGGCAATCACGAGCATCCCATGTTCGAACAGTTCGGGAAACCGCTTCGGAAGGAACGTAGCAAATACCGTCTTGCCGAGTCCCGTTGCGGCATGGCCGAGAAGACGCGTGTTCCCCTTCTCATACTCTCGCCGCACTTTCTCAAGGTCTTCGTCTTGGTAGTCTCTTGGTTCGTATGCCATACCTTTAGTGATTTATGAGTTGGAGTTCGCACCTAAAAAATCGTAGCGTCCGTTGCAGATTTGTGGTGAACATCCTCACCTTTACCACCGCATAATCATCTTCGCTGTCGCCGTATATTCTCTCGACGTGCCCACGGTGGTCTTTGAACATGCAATCACCGACTACAAGAACTTTGTCGTTTTTGGTCATTACTCGTAGGGGTTGAATGCTTTTACGCGAATCATCGTCTTCGTCCGGTACACTTCAAAGCGCATTCCGGTTGTTGCGTAGATGATACTGTGCTCTTTTCCTACAGGGTGGTCGGGGTGAGCGGTTATGAAGTTGTTAGCGGCCCGATAGGATAGAATTGCATCCTGCTCGGTGCTAATGTTGTCCATTTTGATCGTGTCGTTCTGCATAGCTATATCATTTCTGCGAGTTGGTTAGATTCCTTGCGAGCAAGCCACCGTTCGATGAACACCTCTACCTTTCCGTCAGGGCGTTCCCAACAGAGGACTTGGGACTTCGGTAGCCATACGACTTCTTCGGCGCTCCGTGTGGCAAAGCAAAGGGCCTTATCGGTCTCTGCCTCAATACCCATGACCTCATACCTAACTCCGGTCTCGAACGCCTCTTCGTTGTCGGTAATGATCGTTCCCGTTCTCCGGTCTTCCATTGCTGCTTGAAGGTCAATCATCTATTCCTCTTGGTTGGTTTGTTTGCGTCTTTCGAGTCTCTTCCGGCGCTGATAGAAGTTGGAGGCGAGGTGCAACTTACGCTCCGAACGCGCATTATCGAACGCCTTGAGTGCATACCTGAAACGATACTTGCATTCCTCTTCCGGCAACGTATCGGCAGTCAACCACACGTCGTTGTCGGCGTCATAGAGTTCCTTTGTAACGTCCACACGGGCCGAGAAACGCGCCGTATAGACCTGTGACTCTATCCACGTAAGGAACTCGGCGGGGCCTTTCTTCGCCCAATCCGGCGTCCCTACGGCCTTTACGAACTCGTTTGCTTCACTCGGTTCGTGAAACCGAAACTTCTGCGTCAGACGCTTGCCGAGCATCGGCCCGTTGTCGATTCGGGCTTCGAGTACGAACAGCACAAACGGCGTCTCTGACTGCTGCACGTCCGTCACGGTGAAGTCATGCCGGGACTCGTGTGCCGGGACTTGAACATCTTCTACGTTGTTTGGGGCTTCCATAAGGCGGGTAGTCTTGTGGTTGTCAACAAAAAAAGAGGGACGGGCCAACCCCGCCCCTCCGTCACCGTAAACCACCCGTTACTCGGCGGACTCTTTCAGCCATCCGAACACGTCCTTGGCCTTGGACTTCGGAATCTTGTTCGTGCCTTCGATGCCCTTCTCTTTCAAGACCTCTTGCACGTCGGAAACCGTCAGGCCGAACTCTTTCTTTGCCTTCTTGAGAAGACGTTTGCGGTCGGACTTGCCGATGTACTTCGAAGAACCACCGGAGGACTTGCCGCTCTTTGCCGAACGCCCACCACCACCACGGCGGCTGTTGCGGGAACTGCGGCCACCACCACCGCTTCGCCGCTTATCGGTTGACGCGTCACCCTCGGGATCGTCCCCGGCAGCAATCATGAACGTCTTGTAGAGGAAATACTTGTTCGCCCCCGTCACGGCCTTGTACGCGCCCTTATCGCCGGGATCGGTACCCTGCCCCTGCGAATAGGTGGTGATCTGCGCCCCGGTCTCCGTGTCGATGAACGTGTGAACGGTCGTCACAATCGTCAAGAACTCGGGGTCGCCCTTCTTATTCTCCGTCTCCACGACCGTCTGCTGCGAAGTACCCGTGATAACGGTCACTCCCTGCTCGGCAAGACCGGGCCGAACCGCGTCGAGAAGATCGTTCTCGGTCACGTAATCGTAGCGGTGGAAGTCATTCCGTCCGCTCTTTTCGACGTACCCCACGTCAGCAACCACGTTGAGGATTTTTTGGGCGAGACCCGCAACGTCCTGCGGGTCGCCCTGTACGTTGTTGTTCTCGAATTGGGTTTCAATGATGCTCATAATCAGAGTGTGTGTTCGTTATGATTAGTCAGCGAGAGAACCTGTCCCCGTTACCACGGCAGTTCATCGTCGGCCTCTTCCGCGTCGAAATGCCCGTCGCCGCCGCCGTCGAACTCGTCCTCGGGGCGTCCCTTGAGATCGGCAAGGAACTCAATCTTGCGCGTCTTGAGACGGAAGCTACGCCGCTCCTGCCCGTTCTTGTCCTCGTACGTGTCCTCTTCCTTCTCACCACGGATGAAGACGAGCGTGCCCTTATCGGCCAACTGTGCAACCCGGTTGGCAATCTCGGCCCACGCAACAACACGGTGCCACTTCGCAACCTCGTTGTAGCCGTCGCCGTCCTGTGAGGGAACGAACTTGTTCGTCACGACCGAGAAGTTCGCAACCATCGTCCCGTCGCGGGTCTCTCGAATGACAGGCTCGCTACCAATGCGTCCAATTACCTCGTAAGAGTGGTACATAATAAAACTGTGTTTGTGTTATGGTTAGTTTACGGTGTAGAACAAATTGAGTCCGACTGCACCCGGCACGAACATGAACTCCGCGCCTCTCTTCCGTCCAACTGCAATTGAAGGTACTGCAAGAGGTACTACCGGGGTCTTGAGGTGGGCATAGCTTTCTCCCAACACTTCACCGGGCTTGTACCCTGTAATCAAACCGAGAGTGATCCGAAAACGAATGTAATCCGTCTCGGGGCCGAACTCTCCGGTTACTGCGGAATAGGCCGAAACGCGCTCGAAAGAGTTGTAGTAACCACCTGTGATTACTCCAAGGCGAAACCCGCCAACCTTCCGGCCTGTGTCCCACTCTGCGCTAACGCCGGGATTGGACTCGTTGAACGTGCCCTCAACATAATGCCGACTTGTTAGCGTAGCGGCGACCCTATCCTGTGCTTTGCAATGTACGGCAGAAAGCAACAGAACGCAAGTCAGTAGGATGTAGAAATAACGAATTTGCATTGTGATTAGTTTTGGTCAATTTCACGTTCACTTACGTACATCACCGGGAAGGTGCTGCCATTCCGAGTCATTTCGGAGATACGAACCTTGAATCGCTCGGTCTTAATCGAATCGAGGTTACGCATCCGTTCCATGATCTTCGGGCGGATCTTCTTCTTCTCTCTCTTGAGTTCTTTGATCGTGCTATGCGCCTTGTGGTACTCGTAGGCAAGCCGATCCATTTCGGGGCCACCCTTTCCGGCCTTGAAGTCAGGGTTCAGCAACCCCTCTTCTGACGGCGGGGTGTTGGTCTGCACATGCTCCCAAAACAGTTCGTATTCGATCAGCATATCCTCGTGCAGAACTTCATCCGGCTCAAGGTCGAACTCAATTAGGTCCGAGTGGTTGTAATCGAACACGTAGAACCGAACGGGTTTGCCGAAGATCATTGAGTAGTGTTGCGCCTGTAGGTACCAATAGTCCGGTAGCCCTCCCTTCTTAATCTCTTCGACCTTCGACGTTTGCGGGGCCTTAATCTCGTAGACAAAATCATCGTCTATTCCGTCCGGCGTGCCGCCAATGTACTCGTAGTTATCGTGTCTCGTGTGGTCTCCCGGCACCGCGTCAGGGGCAACCGCTTCGTCCATGAGAGTTTGCCCATAGACCTCTTTGCCCTGCATAATGCGGAGGATGATCGGCTCAAAGAAGACCCCCCGGCGAATGTGATAGTTGTCAATGTCGGACAACTGTTCTACGTCACACGTCTTCTTCTGCCATATGTCGTAACGGGTATCGAACGGCGAGCAACCAAGGACTCCCGCGCAATCGGCACCGCCGATGTACTCTTGCCTTCGGGAGAGGTAGTCAAGCCGATCTAATCCATCTATAAATTCTCGGGACATAAAGGGTAGTATTGTTGGGTTGAAGGGGGTAGTAATGCGGGGGTTAGCTTGTGGGCACGAACAGGTCCGGCTTGTACCCGGCGAACGCGTCGAGCATTTCGGACAACTCTTCGTTGCGGTTCGGCTGAAAGAAGACGTACTTTTCTCTCCGCGCAAACAGGACGGCGTTCAGCAACTTCCAAACGCTGTCGCCATACTTGTTCATGGTCTTGTGCGGCGGGTTCATCCACGCGTCTTTCACCTTCGGCATGAAGGTCGGAGGGATGATCCCCTCTTCATAAATCTCGAAGATCAGGTGGTGAAGCGTCTTCCGGTTGGGGATCTCCGTGTCCCGGTAGAACTCGAAACGCCGCTCCTGCGACTCAAAATCAACGGGCAGCGAAAACACCGCGTCCGAGATCGAATCGTAAAGCCGCTCGTCCGTCAGGTTGATGTGACGGCGCATTCCAACGGCCTCGGCGTCTGAAAAGTACAGGTTCTCCATCCCGTAGATACCGGAACCAACCAATAGTTCGAACGCAAACTGCTTATCGTGCGAGTTCCGTACTCCAACCACGGGGAAGTAATCGGAGAGAAGTCCCCACGGCTTTTGCGGCATGACGGGCATGAGGGCCATGTACCGCTGTCCGCTACGGGCCAAGGCGTGAAACTCGCCCATGACGTGCATTCCCACGTCCGAGAGGGCTTCCTTGACCATCGTGAACGCCTTAGCGTGCGGAAGAGGCGTGTACGTCTCGGACCCTTCCGGCGTCTCTACGCGCTTCACCTCGTCAAAACTGACGGAGAACTCTTCTCCCAAGTGAGGCACGAGCGAGAAGGTGCCAATCTGCGAAAACGGAAGATCGTTTGTCAGGTTAATCGTTTCCATCGTGTCGAGGCGGGTAGTATTCTTGGGGTTGCGTAGGGCCTTCAATTCGCCAAAACGCTTTTTGGTTCTTATTAGCCGTTAAGAGACTGTGAAACATTGATCGTGTCCGCCAAAGGGAAACCGGAGTTGTCGTATCCGTGCGTCAAGGCAAAGGCGGCTGTATTGAGCATCATGGCGTTGATGAAGACGAGGTGTAGGTCTAATCCCCTGCTTTGCCACTCTGCCCAAGAGAGTTCACTTTCGTTCGTCAGTTGACGGAGGACGAGCGTGAAGGGCACAATGTCTTCCAACTCAAAAGCGGACGCCCCTTCTGACCGGGACCAAAAACGCATTCCCTCTCGGCCATCATCAATTCCAACGAGTTGCATCCCAACGCCGTCCGGCCCAAGGATCATTTCGTACCCCGTCTTTGGCGTTTCGAGAACGCCTTTGGGCGTAAAAAACTCGGCCAACGTGAGGGCAAGGTGGGCTTCTCGGCGCTGCTTTTCCGTGTGTCCGTGGTACATGGTCGATTTTGGGCGTGGGTTTGTTCATCATTTAGCGTAGCTAATAATAACAAATTATCGGCCTCAATGCAATCAACCTACGCAACTTGCCGAGCAAGTGTCTCAAGTGTCTCAATCCGGCTTTCCAACCGATCACGGAGGGCCGCAAGTTCTTTTGCATCGGCGTAGACTTCTTCGGGGTTGTACCCTTCAACTTCGGAGACCGAAAGCATTGCGTCACGGGACTCAAGCCACGCAAACGGGACGGCCTCTGAAAGACTGTCCAACTGCGCCTTTGCGTTGGAAAGAAGCCGCTCAATGTCGTCGGCGTTGATGTTTTCGTCGTTAAGGATCTGCTCGTCCATGAGGTTTTGGGTTTTGTTTTTCGGTGGGAGAATCGTGGGTACCCGTCTTAGTTCAGCGATTCGTGGCCGGGAAAAAGTTCTTCGGCCTCTTCTTTCGCTCCGTAAGAGTCAAGCCGTTGGGCAAGACGCATACGGTGAACCGGAATACAGCTTAGGGAATTTCTGATCTTTTTGCGAGCAAGGCGTTTGCTTCTACCGGAAGAATTTACAACTCTCATTTCCGTCTCTAACGCCTTCTCCAACTCGCTTATCGCTTCCTTCACCCTCTGCCCTGCTTTGATCCGTCGTTTGTTAGCCATATGTAGTTTTGTCTTGTTGGTGGGTGGTTCTTACGTCTGCTCAATTCCACGATACCACGAACAGAACGCAAAAGCAACTTAGTTAGGAGACTCTAATAAAAAGAAAAGATGAACTGCTGCAAGGCCAAAAAAAAGACCACCCCGAGTGGGATGGCCTTGAACTGCGAAATGTTCATGGTTGGTTATTCGTCTTCGTGCTGCGATTCGGCAGTCATGGCAATCAGGTGAAGAAACGAGCACACGTCAGCAAACTTATCGAACGTGTACGGCATTTCGACAAAGTTGAGATGAACGGTTATTTCCACCCCCTCGTCGGCAGGCTCCACCGTGACCTCATTCACAAGACCGAAGGGTTCGGTCAGTTCAAGGTACTTTTCAAGGCTTGTGAGTTTGGGATCTGTTTCCTTTACAGCCGTTTCGCGCACCTCAAGGTCAACTCCCATTGGTTTAGTGAACGGTTGTGGTTGGGTTTGTGAGCGAGTCATGCGGCACACACAAAACGACAAAGAGAACAGATTTGCAAACAACTTATCTGATTACATCCTTTCTTCACAGCAAACGGCGCTGTAACGCGGAACGATTCCGGCTTTTGCGGCGGGTCCTATGCCTTGCCAAAACGCTGTGGAAGAGAGAGAGGGAAAGGGTAAGAAAGGGGGGACTATAGGGGGGATAGATGGGATAGGGTGAGTGTGATGGTCCTTAACGGCCATATGCTGTTTACGGCCATACAACCATCCCAAGTACATCTATTGGGTATTCCATTAACAGCATACTATTGGGTAACGGGGCACGTCTCTCCCCTTGGTTCTTCAACGGGACGGGTAGTATCCCTGTGTTCAAACCGCAACCGAGGCGGGTAGTGTCCGTGGGCCGAGACGGGTAGTATTCCTGTGTTGAAGCGGGTAGTATCCTTGGGTTCACCCCCTTCCCGGTCACACGCACGTCCGGCACCCGTCGATTCGACTCTATGAAGAAAGGGGGAATCTAATAAAACCGGAAACCCGTTATGATCCTCGGAGTATCACCGAACACGACAGCCCAAGAACCAAACCCCCCTACGCCGATGCTCATGGAATTGCAGTTGCCCGATGGCCCCGAGGACACGAAGTTCGTCGCCGTTGACTCGGAAGACGTTGACTTCATTTCCCCTTCCCCTTCGTGGGCAGACGGGCCGGAAGACCTCACGTTCGTTCAGATGAAGGACGGCACGACCTACCACGCCCACTTCATTACTTTCGAGTAGTGTGAACAAACGTAGAAGACTAATCATACCGGAAACCCGGCGTGATTAAGCGGGTATCACACAACACAACGACGCAAAACGCTCAACAAAGCTAAACCCCCTACGATGCAAGAATCTGCCCTCGCTTTTATCTCGAATCTCGCCGCAAACCTCGGCTTCGTAGGCACCGACGCCTCGCCGCTGATCTCTCTCGCGGAGTACGACTTCCTTGCCAAGCAAAAGTCCGCCGACGAGTACACGGTGCTGCTCAACGTGCCCGAGACGTACCCCGGTGGGCCGGGTTTCAAGTTCTTCACGGTCACAGAAAGTGACTTCAATGACTTTGCGTTCAACGAGGCCCCGCTGAACGCCCTTGGGTTCGAGACGCCGGAAGAGTATTTGGGCGCAACTTCTCCCCTCTTCCTGATCTCCGACCTCATTCGCCACCGCAACTACTTTTCGCCAATGTCCTACGCCGATTCCCCGATCTCGGTGCAACGGACGGCGGACGCCCTTCGGAAGTACCACGCGGACTACGAAGCTGTGAACTAACTGTTAATCGCAATCATAGCGGAAACTCGTTATGACTAACGCGGTTACACTACACACAACAACGCAGAACCACGCACTCAAACCCCCTACAGTCATGCGTACCTTCAACGAGATTAACGACAACCTCAACAGCATCGACCGTCTCGTAGAACTCATTGACGAGATCACCAACGGCGGTCAACTGATCTTCGGCGTCGAGTTCGAAAAGAAGGATGGTTCTCGCCGCCGGATGGCCGCTCGCCTCAACCCTGACAGCACCGATGGCGAAGAACTCGCTCGCAAGATGGGTTGGAATCCCCTTGAGCGTGGCATGATTCCCGTCCGCGAAATGAAGTCTGACGGCGGGTTCAAGATGGTCTCCGTACGAGGCCCCGTCACGCTTCGCTGCGGCGACTACGAGGCTACGCTGAACCTCAACTAAACTCGTTGGGGGCGGACATAGGCCCCCTTTCATCTTCCGTCTTACGCCCTCACACAGACCCCCTACAGACCTATGGGACTTCCCACGCAAGCCGAACAGAACCGCGCTTCTGCCAATTTGTCACAAGCCTTCGCTGACTTCATCCAAGACCCGCTCGACCCCGGCCACCGGGACGCACTCGAAGAGGCCGCACACATTTACGAGGCCATCCACGCGGGTTGCACCGAGGATACGGCGCTCAACGAGTATCGGCAGTACAGGCGGGACCACGGAACGGCCACCGAGAGGCTGAAAGAGTCAAACATCATCGTTGGGTAGATTCGATGAAGAACTAATCAGAACAGAAACTTGCCTTGGTTGTCAGGGTAAGACAGAACACAACACAGACACGCTCACACAAACCCCTACAGTCATGATTAAGCTATTCGAGTTTCTGCCCGAGGATTACGAGTGGGTTGACGCGCCGCTGTACGTAGAGGCCGGATTCACGCTCCACGAGGGACGCCCCGCACGGATGAATTACGGCGGACTTCCTGACCCGGCAGAACCCGCAACGTACGAGGTGGACGAACTCCGCATCGAAGACGGGCCGGACCTGTCAGAAGCCGTTGACGACGATACGTTCGAGAAGGTCTTGGACGTGATCTACGAGACGCCCGTGCATGAAGTGGCCGAAATGTACGTCCGCTAATCAAAACAGAAACAAGTTATGGACAGCGAAGTACAAGAACCCGCACCGCAACAAATTGACCTTGGCGGGTGCCGAGACTTGGGGAAGATTCTAAGTGATGCTCGTGCCCTGTCAAGCCACACGCGGCACCACAAGGCCGTCACGGACGAAATGGTACGGACTGCGGAGAGACTATCGAAGAGGCTCGAAGACCTTGCAGAAGCGTCGTATGCGTTTCTCGCCGTTACACGATTCGACGGGCCACAGGGCAACCACGCAGACGAGTCAAACTTAACCCACGGAGGCGAAAATGAGAGGATACCCCGTTCTACGACCACGACAGAAAAGCAAGACGTTCACGCGGCACGGCCATGAATACACGGTCGGCTACTCGCTCGAAGGCGCAGAAGTTAGCGTCGAGTGGATCACCGGAACAGACGGCACGGACTACCAAGACCGAGACGCGCTAATTGACGGCAACGAGTGGCTTTACTCCGAGGCGTACCAAGAGGCGTTCGAGAATGAAATCAGCCTATAACGGGCAACGCCCACACACTTACCCTTCCCTTTCAATAGCGGTGCTGTAGGGGGCACCGACAGGCGGCACAACCAACTCATTTCCGGTTGTGTCGTCTTTTTTTGTTTGTGTGCGAAGCGGGTAGTATCCTTGGGTTGAAGCGGGTAGTATTGTTGGGTTGGACGGGTAGTATTGCAGGGTTCAGGTAGGCGGGTAGTATTGTTGGGTTGAGGCCAAAAGCAGGATTTGACGTTACCCAAACCCGAAATGTTTGGCAATTTGGTAAAATGAAAACGGTATCGACTTCATCGTTAGTTCACGAAACCCCCGCAACTACGCCGTCCGTGGTGGGTTCAACAGAACGCATTGATGGGGTCCTAATAATAATAAAAAATCGCTTTGTTAAGCGTCCATGAACATACGAAACGGCGGAAACCCGTTCTAATTGGTTGAGTGTAACCCCCCAACGAAACGCCACAGACAAACCCCCGACAGTCACGATGTTTTCGATCCTCGCAAATTTAGTTCTCGGTTACTTCATACTCTCCGCGTTGCGCGTTGCGGGGCGTTCGTTTGCTAACGCGTTGGTCCAATATGAAGAGATTGTGAACAACTAATCATACCGGAAACCCGTTACGATTGGTTGAGTGTAACCCCCCACAACAAAGACGAACCAAAAACCCCCTACAGTACGATGCTGATTTTCCTCCCGCTCGCGTTCGTTATTTTCTCCGCCCTCATTCTTGACCCCCGAGTGAACATTTGGACGGTCGCCGTGCAAATTGAAAGCCTCGTGAACTTCTAATCATACCGGAAACCCGTTCTCGTTAGTGGGGTTTCACGCCCCACAACGGGACGAAATTTCTCGCTCACTCAAAAAACCCCCCTACAGAAATGATTGCACGACCAAACCGCAAAGTTTCGGACCTCGCAAATCTTCTCAACTTGACCTCGTTCGATTGCGCTCTCCCCCGGCAGTTTTTCCTTGACTTCAAAGAAACGACCGGGCACGACCCCCGTGGCAGCATCGTTTTTTGCTACGACAACGGGGCACTTGGGACCCCCCGACCGCTGACGGCTGACGCCCGTGACGCCCTCGAAAAGTACAACGACGCCCGAGGCTCGCGTTTCCCAACTGACGTGCCCGTGGTTGCGTGGCAAGTGACGGCATACGCCCACGACGCCGAAACGGACGAAACGGAAACGATTGAACTCGGGACGTTTCGGGCGTACGACGCCGCACGAGACGCCGCAGACGACGCCGACCGGACCCCCGGCACCGATGTATGGCTTGAACCCGTACGCCCGTAGAACCCCCACAACGCCCCCGAGGACGACGCTCGGGGGTTTTCTATTCCCCAAACTTTAGACCCCCCTACAGAGTTATGCCAAACTTTCCTGACGAGCGAAAAGTTGACGTTTACCGAAATCTTAACAAAGGCGGGTTTTCGTTGCGCTCCCGCGAAACAGAAGACTACGGCACCGTTTGGGACGTTCGAAACGCCGTGATCGTGCGGGACGCCCGTTTCGTTGTCAACGCCGGACGGGAACGGGTTCGGGAAACGGGACGGAAGAACGTACACGCGTATGTGCGGGGCGTCACGGACCCCACAGAACCCGTACCAACGGCGGACACGCTCCGCGCCCGAGGATACCGGGAAGTGACGTATAACCCGTACGAGCACGACAACTTTGTGTTTGCGGACGACCAAACGCCGATTCACGACGCCCGTATGGTTGTCCTAACGGACGGGACCGCGTTTGTTGAGAGTTGATGAAGACTAATAATACCGGAAACCCGTTGTGTTTAATGGAGTGTAACCCCCCACAACGGACGCAAAAACCCCCTACAAAAAACCCCCTACAGTTATGACGATTCACGCGAACAATCTCCCCCGCTCCCCCGGTCGATTCATCCGTGACGCCGTTGCGCGAAACGGAGGGATCACCGTCACGCTCACCGATACGCCCGGACGTTACGCCGTTGGTGTTGGTGGATGCGTCACTTCCGAACTCGACAACGGGAATATAAACCACGTTTGGAATCTCGGAAACAGAAAGCCGGAAGCGAACGCGTTCGGCATATGGAGGGACGGCGCAAACTATTATTTGGACGCCGTGAAAACCACGGACGATTACGACGAGGCGTTTCGTCTTGCCAAAAAGTACGACGAACTCGCTATTTTTGACCGAGAGCAAAACCGCGAAATCCGCACCGATACTTTTGCCATCGCCTAAACATAACAGAAACGCGTTGCGGTTGGGGCACTCGCGGGGATCGTTCCCCCGGCGCGTTCGGCACTCGCCAAAGTTTTCTTCCAACCAAACCCCCCGATTTATGAGTTATCTCGACTCCCCCCTTTCGTTCTCGACAAAAGTAACGCGGGACGACGCCGCTTCGATCATTCGAAACGCGCCAAACGTCACGATCTCGGTCGCTGCGGAGGCGTTCGCTGCCCCCGGTGACGTGCCACGTTTGGCACTCTCCACATACGGCGGTGATGTTGACGTTTTGAACGTCGAAAAGATTAACGCGAATACCTACAGAGTAACCACGCAAATCGACCGACCGTTTGGTGACTACCACATACGAACGATGCACGGCGGGCATCCGTTGATTGTTAAGTAACGGAGAAGACTAATAAAAACAGAAACCCGGCCTCGTTAGTGGCGTGTAACCCCCCACAACGACCGCAAACACTCACACACAAACGACCCCCTACAGTTATGCCTATCGACTTCGACAACGCCGACAACGCCGCACTACGACGCGACACGCTCGCACATGCGCTCCCCGAGTTCGACGGAGAGCGTGCCCGAGAGTACGCCGCTGAACTCATGGAGTTGGCTGACGCCCTCCACAGTCTACAGGAAAAGTATTGCAGCGATCCGAATTGGTCCCCCGCTGACGCCCGTGCGGAAGAATCAAAGATGGATCGGGTTCGGGACATACTTGACGCTGCGGGACGCCCTACGCCGTTCCTCAACGGAGACCCCCGAGGATACGCCGTAAAGTTTCAGCCGGACGAAACGCCCGAGGATTGGCCGTTTGTTGATTTCGGCGGGTTCGGATACATCCCTGACGGCGACCGCTAAAGTTTGGCACCATGGAAACGCGTCCCGGTTGGTCGGGTTCTCGGGGATCGTTCCCCCGGCGCGTTCGGCACTCGTTAGACAACTACACAACCCCCTACAGTCTCACATGCCTATTCTCCCCCCCTCCACCGGACGGACCACCGAGGACAAAAAACGACTTCGGGACCTACTTTCTTGGTCGGCACGTCACGGGTTCGGCCCAAAGTTCGGCACCACGACCGTTTCGCACTACCAAAACACTCACTTTACGAGGCTCAAAGGTCTCGGGGCACTCATTGGAATATATGATCCCTCGCGCTCGCGTTGGACGGGACGAAAAGCCGAGGTGCGCGTACGTGATGGAGAAATTCAGTACCGTTTGTTTTCTCCCAAAGGTGACGCCCCCGAGAAATACGCCCGTTGGAACGTGGCAGCGAACGCCGAAAAGTTTGCGCGTTTCGGACGCCGTTCCGTTGCGTACTAACGGGGCACCTGACGCCCACACGACGCCCACAACGGGCGAACGACTGACGCCCGTACGACGCCCCACGAACGACCCCCGGCGCGTTACGGACGAAATAGAACGCTCACTAAAAACCCCCCTACAGTATGACCTACCTCAAAGAACAAGTGAACAAGGACAACGGGGCAACCACGGGCCTCGACGGACCCCTAACGGACCCCCGTGCGGAGACCCCCGGCGATCTTTTCCGCCTGTTACAGAAGAAGTACGGGCGTTGTGTGTCCGTTGCTCGCGTTGACACGCCCGACAAAGAAGGGAAACAGATCGGTTGGGTATTTGAGAAACGCGAAACGTACTCGGACGCCCCCGACAGTTTCGTACAAGAAACGTGGATATTTGTCCACGACCAAACGAAGAACCTTGACGCCGTTCTCACTCACTCACCCGCAACCCTATTTTAAGCATATGGAATCTATCAAAGAAACGCTCAAGTATTGGCTTTTCCTTTTCTTCATGTTCAATATCTTCCTCGTGTACCTGACGCCCTTCATTTTCGCTTAATCCAAACGTAACCCCCTACACTCATGGATCATCTTGTATCGGGTACTTTTGATATTTACCACACAGAAGACGGGACCCCCGTTCGCCGTTTAGTCTACGAGTACGAGGATAACCCCACGATCTTTTGGGAACGGCACAACGAAGGGGATGCGGGTTTTGTGCCCATTGGTTCGCCGTCAGAGTTTCGGGCGTTGGAGGACATGCACGACGCCGCACGGGACGCCCTACGGCGGACGGAGACGGAGGCGGACACGCCCCCCCTACCGTGACCCCCGGCGGATAGGAACGCCCTACAGAGGACCCCACAGACCCCACCACAGACCCCGGCGCGTTCACTCGCGTTGGGGTTTTCTTTTTGCGCCTACCTGACGCCCACAGACGACCCGAGACGAGCGAACGACTGACGCCCGTACTACCGGACCCCCCACATACGAACGCCCTACGTGACCCCCTTGGTTGTCCTACAGCGGACGCCCACAGATACGCCCACAGATACGCCCCACTATTTAGACGGAATCTAATTAGGAACAATCTTCTTTTTCATGCGTATTTTACCAACAGCATATGTATTGTTTCAGACCCGTTAGTTGTGTGTGTCATATTGGCATATGTTAGTGATCGTTACAGCACAGTCTATGTGCGTTGTTTGCGTGCAACCAAAGACATATCCGTGCGCTTGGTTGTTGTTGTGTTTGGGCATAGGGAAACGGGAATGGATGGGGTTTGGACAGCGCCCCCGAGCAAATACATGCACATATTCACCCACAAAATGTTCATACACTCTGCTGCTTTGGGCGTGTCAGAAACGTGCATATATATGTGTGTGAACATGCCCACAGAGTAACCACATGCCACTCTGTCACGGTCTGCCCCCGGCCCGGTGACTCTGTGAACTCTCTGTCAATTCCCCCGATGGCCGACCATAGGATTATGAATCCAATGCCTACAGCATGTGAAATCCGTGTGTAGTGGCATGATCCTTGTTTACTCTCCCGCCTGTCAGCCTGTCATGTGTGAAATCCCCTTCATTTTCCATCGTCCAAACGCCGCCGTGCGAGGGGTACGTTTGGTGTTGGGGAAAGGACCAAAATCGTGTGCGGGGGTACCGTTGGGGTGTGGAC